CGGTTGGCTACCAACGAGGAGCGTCTTATGCTTTTTGAAGAAATGTTCAAGTATGGAATTGCTTTCGATAAGCACGACCATCATTTGATTGGAAAGTTAGTTGGTGTATAAAGCTTAAAAAGATAGAAGAAATGAAGAAGAAGATATTGACACTCACCGTCAGCAAGCAATGGTTTGATATGATTGCTGCTGGCGAGAAGAATGAAGAGTATCGGGTGATTAAAGACTTTTGGATGAGTCGCCTTCTCCTTATCAAGGATGAGGAATTCAAAGATTTCGATAAGTACGATAAGCTTCATATCGGTAAGACATTTGAGATGCTTATAGACATCAATACTATCAAGGAGAAACTGAATAATGGTACAATGAAGTTCGTACCATTCACTCACGTTCTCTTCAAGAACGGCTACTATGACGATAGCCCAAAGGTAGAAAAGGAGATTGAGAGCATCACCATCGGCAAGCCGAAGAAAGGTCTTTGCCCAGGCAAGTGGTTGGATCATGAGTTTTTCATCATCAAGTTCAAGTAATATGGATAAGACAACAGAACTATCATATAATCACCTCATTTCGCAACTCAGAAAAGAAAACGCTGATTTGAGGAATGAGGTGCGAGAATTAAGGAAGTTGCTAACAAGAAAAGGTGACAAACCACCTAATTAACACTCCGTAACACCATGTTAAAAGCAGTTTTTGCGCTTTTCTTGTCAAATTAGCTTCCTGTAATTTTTGGTAACATCAGTTAAGTTAAAGAAAGGTTAAATACTTTACATAAGCCTTTCTAAGCTGTCTATTTTTCTTCCCCATATCCTTATACCTTTTTTCGGAATTAGCCTTATACAGAGGAAAACGAGATTTATTTAACACTCTAGTAACCAATAAGTTATATAAAGTTAACCAAGAAAAATAATGCGGTTAAAATTTGGTCATTTGCAAAAAAATGACTACCTTTGCACCAACAAAAATAAATAATAACAATTTAAAGATAAGAGCAATGAAACAGACAATAAACGTATCAAGCAAAGCTGAGGTTGTAGCAGCAGTTACAAGTGATTTTGGTGGAGGTTATAACTATTTCGAAGGTGACATTCGTAAGGGTAATCTTAGAGCGCATGTAATTAACTGCTTCTATGGTAACAAGTTGAGAATCCAGATTACCTATTGGGAGGATGGTAAGAGTGTGGCTGTTGAAACCGCTTCAACATGTTCAACAGTAAAGGGAATTGTTAGTAAGGTTTCTAAATTTTTAGATATTAAGTAAATAAAAAGGTAACGACTGGTCCAACCAACTAGTCACAATAAGAGCAATGAAATGTTAGACAGAACAAACATTCACTTTAAGAAAGCAGTTAATGCTATATTGGTAAAGGTTAGCAGAATACATCACAATACCATAACTGTAAGTACTAGCCAAAGATTCATCGACATCACTATGTTCAATGGTGATAGTAGCATTTTTTACACCGATTTAATTGGCTCATATTTAAGCAAGGATGAAATCCTTCAGAAGTTAGATAACTTCAATAAAATGTATCACGCATGGGTGCAACTTCAAAAGAAAGGAGGTCGCCATGAGTAAGGAGTACATTGGAACAGATTGCTATAATCGTAAGATGGAGCTTTACCATATCGGCAATGAAGTTTATTGCGACCACATCAAAAACGGAGTTGTTGTCAAGACAAACAGCATCACTGTAGATAACCGCATTCTTGGATTGTTTGGCAGTCCTCATACAAGCGGAGCATATATCTACGATGAGATAGCAAGAATGTATGGCAAGAAGTTATAATAACTGCATATAAAAAGTAAGAGCAATGAAGACAGACAACGTTTTAGAGCATTTCGCTGAAATGATGATTTCACGAATGCAAAAGATGAAGGCAGGAGATTGGAAGATGGGGTGGTTCACCACATCTTATGGTGGAAACCCAGTGAACCTTGGAGGGCGTGAATATAATGGAATGAACTCATTCTTCCTGTTCCTCTGCATGATGGACGAAGAAAGATTCAAATATCCTATCTTTGCTACCTTCAATCAGATAAAGGCATTAGGAGCTAGTGTGAACAAAGGAGAGAAAAGCTTCCCTGTTCTGTTTTGGTCCATTCAGTACAAAGACAAGAATGGAAACAAAATAACAGAAGACAGCTACAATGGAATGACTCGATCAGCCCAACTAGACTGCAAAGTCCAGCCTTTCTTGAAGAGCTACAACGTGTTCAATCTCAGCCAAACCAACCTCGAAGAGATAGCTCCTAAGACGATGCAGAAGTTGAAGGAGAAGTTCAGTCTCAAAGATAAGAATGAGTTGCCGACAGACACGGCTGGTATGTACGTCAACGAGAAAATTGATGATATGCTTCTTTATCAGAAGTGGCTCTGCCCTATCCGCTACGACAAGTATTCAAGTGGAGCTTTCTACAGAGTTGGGGTAGATGATATTACAACACCTCTTAAAAGCCAGTTCAAGAAGGGCAATACAGAGCAGGAGATATTCGAGGATGGGCAGGAGTACTACTCAACCCTTCTACATGAAATGGTTCACTCAACAGGGCATAAGTCTAGATTGAATAGAGGGTTTGAGAATGAGAAAGGAGAAAAGGACTATGCAAGAGAAGAGTTGGTTGCGGAGCTTGGAGCAGCTCTTATCGGAAACGTCCTAGGCTTTAGCAGTCGCATTTTAGATAATAACGCTGCTTACCTAGATGGTTGGATCAGCAAGCTTAAAAAGCAACCAAAGTTCATCGTTTCTGTTTTGACAGACGTAAACAAGGCAGCTAAAATGGTATTAGAAATCGTGAACAAAGAAAAGGCACAATTACTAATGCCTGCATAAGATATTTTATTGCTCTATCTAAGGCGGTATAAGCGGATTTGCTTGTATCGCCTTTATTCATTATCATAAAAAACATAAAAAGCTCTATAAGCGAAAATAAATATGCAATTTCTCGGCTAAATCTATTTGTTGATTAAATATTTTTAGTATCTTTGCACCAAAAGTAGTAAAGATATGAATATCGAAGAAATACTCAAGAAAACTGATACAATCAGCCAAAAGATAGAAGAGCTACGCAGAAGGACTGTAATGGTCCCTTTGTGGAGTTATCTTTTGAGTTTATATGAGCCAGCAAGCCATAAGGTAATGACAGATACCATAAGCCTTCGTGATAAAGACAATGGTGAAAAATCATCCCGTATAGCGGTTGCCCTTGAAAAGCTGCTCACAAACAGAATAACAGAATTTACATTCTCTATACCAGTTAAGAGAAAGTACAACACTCCAGAAAATGATATTCAGAGGGAAATCCAAAAGGCATTAGAAAAAATCTACGATTGTGCTCATATTGACAACATGAACTACAAACGTGGACTAGCCTATTTCGCAAGCTGTGAAATCTTCACCATCTGGTATTCTGTTAAGAAGCATAACTCTCTATATGGTTTTGAATCAAACTACAAGTTGAAGTGCAAAACCTTCTCCCCTATGGATGGAGTAAGATTGTACCCTATCATTGATGAGTATGATGATATGCAAGCTATGTCGTTTGAATATGATAAGACCGTTTCCGATAAAGAGACGATAACATTCTTCGAAACCTTTACAGAAAACTATCATTTCATTTGGAAGAAAAGTAATCTTGGTGAAATGTGGGAGGAAGTAACTGCACAAGTTGATGAGGATGGGAACACTGAGAGTGGTGAGGAAATCATCATCCATAAGATTCCTGGAGCATACCTGTCTCGACCTCACGCCATCTACGAGGGGCTTGATAATATCCGAAGTGAATTTGAGTATAATGTCAGTCGCAATAGCAACGTGATTGCATATAACGCTGCACCAATCGCAAAAGTCAAGGGTGGCATAGTCGGACAGGAGAAAAAGGGAGAAAGTTTGCGTATATGGAGAGTCGAGAATGATGGCGATATTTCATACGTATCATGGAATCAGTCGCAAGAAGCGGTTAGCGGTCAGAATAAAACCCTCCTCGGATTGTACTGGATGCTTTCTCAAATGCCAGATATTAGCTTTGAGAATATGAAATCTCTTGGTAATATCGGCTACGATGCAAGACAGACGTTGCTCACAGATGCACATCTGAAAGTTCGCATGGAATCGGGCGCTTTCAAGGAGTTCTTTGAAAGAGAGTTCAATGTAATCAAGGCATTCTTGAAGGTCATGAATCCAAAATGGGAAAAGGAGATAGATAACGTCACCTGCGACCACATCATCACTCCTTACATACCAAAGGATGAGAGCTACGACATCACCATCAGACAAAAGGCTAATGGTGGTAAGCCGGTAGAAAGTCAGCTTGAATCCATCGTTAAGCTTGGGCAGTCGGAAGACCCTCAGCAGACAATGGAGGATATTCGACAGGATGAACTTAATGCGGCAGCAGTTCAGCAGTCTGCTTTTGCTATGGGTGAACAAACAATATAAACGCAATAAACTGCACAAATTATGAAGAAGAAAATCGCAATTTGGCTATTCAAGTTAGCTAGAAGACTCTACCCTATCAGTGTAACTGTCTTTGAACAGAAAGAAATTCTAGAGCCAAAGGTATGTGCCAAGGCTTATAGTATCGACAAGAATTACATTCGCCACTACAAGCGAGACCATCATGTCAAGTCTATGAGAGAAGCTTTGCGTGAGATAACAAAGGAAACTCTTGCACAGGCAAAGAAAGATGTACTCAATACTATCGAATCCAAGATCATGAAGCAGAGAGTATATCAGAAGGATGGCAAGACGATTGTAGAGGTAAAGGTTAATTGCTATGTCTCCAAAGAAGAAGGTTAAGCCTATTCCAAAAGAACCTCAGTTCTGCAAATTATGTACCCACGTTTCCAATCCACGTAATCTTAGTGTTACGGGAGAGCCAACGTTGGGCACTTGCCCTTATGAGGAGTTTGCTATCCTCTATCAAAGGGAATGTGTAAACGAACATTATAAGCCGAAATAAATGAGACCAAATATCCCCAATCAAAAGAAAGCATACGATGCTCTGAACAGACGCTTAGTTAACTACGTGGCACAAGTTCAGAGCATTTATGATAGAATCGCTAGCCAAGTTGCTACTGCTATAGATGGTGTCGGTTATGATGGTTCTGCGGAGTTCTTGTTTGGGGACTATCCAGAACTGAAACAAACCATCAATGGCATCATGACTAGTTATGCTGCACAGATGAATAACCTCATCTATGCAGGTACCACAAATGAGTGGAAAGAAAGTAACATCATGCAGGACCTACTTGCAAGAAAGGTACTTCGTGCTTATGATTTTGAGAAGGGCGGAGATAAGTACAACAGGTATTTCCAAACTAATTCAGATGCTTTGAAGGCTTTTCAGAATAGGGTTGATAAGGGGTTGTCTGTTTCACAGAAACTATGGTATCAGTCACAAGCCTTGAAAAAGGAGTTGGAGCATACCATATCAACTGCAATAGAAAGAGGACAGTCTGCGGTTGTTCTCAGCAAGCGAATCAGTAAGTATCTGTTAGACTATCCTTCATTAAAGGCTGATTATGCAGAAAAGTTCGGAAAAGCCGCTACATGCGCGAATTGCCAATACGCTTCTATACGTTTGGCAAGAACCGAGATAAACATGGCTTACCGAAAGGCAGAGCAGACACGTTGGCAACAATTTGACTTCATCTTGGGATATGAGATTAAATTGAGTAAACGCCACCCTGCACCCGACATCTGTGATGATTTGTTGGGAATATACCCAAAAGACTTTGTCTTTCTAGGTTGGCATCCTAACTGCATGTGTTATGTTGTACCTATTGTGATGAGCGATGAAGAGTACTATGGTTCTCCTTCCATTCAGAAGTCAGCTATGATTTCTCGCACCCCAAAGAACTTTAATGACTGGGTACGCAATAACCGCAGCCGAATCGGGCAAGCTGAAACACTTCCATACTTCTTGAAGGATAACAGAAAGTATTGGCACCTGTCCGTTGAGGACGCGGCTGAGTACCGCCATGCTGACAGAGACGAAAAAGCCATAAAGCTTGCTTGGAAGAACAGAGACTTATTGAAATACAACATAGATGTAGATAATTCTGACATAGCAACATTAAGGCGAAATGCTAAAGCCTATGAAGTTGATATATCAAGCTTTGAAAAATTCCTCACTACACATCAATTTAAAGAGAGTTTTGGAATGCTGACTGATAGTGAACGTTCTGTTTTGTCAGATATGTTCGATAAGTATGATGATAAGGTTCGTCAAGCTGTAGAGTCTTTCGACAGAACAAAGAAAAGTTATCTAGCTAAGTTCGATTATAGCTATGATTTCGGTGATTGGAGGGATGGTATAACTAACAAGTTTGCAAATATCACTCCTACACAATTCGAACCAGTGAGCAAGATAAAACCAAAGTTGAAGGCTACCTATGATGAAGCTCGTAGGGAACTGCAAGACCTTCGTTCTATTCCGTTGAAGCCTAAGAAGCTAATAGATGATTTCGATGATTGGGAATTGGAGACTGCATTAGACGACCAGGAAGCAGTTATGGCAGGTAAGAAACTCATGCAAAATCTATATGGACCAAACATTGATAATGTCAATTCTTGGATAAGAGTAGAATCGGCTCGCATAACAGAAGGCTGGGGCAAGGCTTATGAGGTCTTTCTTGACGAGTATCATAACGGCTTGAAGGAGGTCATGGAAGCTGCTACCCATCTGAACGAATTGAGAACAGCAGATTTGAGTATCATTCCTACAAGATGGATTCCTCGCTTCAATGATTATATCAAGACCATAGAAACTGCAAGGATTGATGTCCGAGGTTATGAAAGGGTTTATCGTGAGATAGAGGGTGCGTACAATATCTACAAGCTGTCTTCGGATCAAGATTTGATTGCGTATGGCTTAGATAAGCTATCCTTCAATACACCTCATACCATCGTGGAAGGCTTTAGAGGTATTGGATTGAGTCCGACCAAATGGCTCGGAAAGAAAGAGTTTTATGATAGCTTTGACAAGTTTGTTCCTTGTATTAGCCTTAGCGGAAACAAAGCATACTTTTGGAGCAAATACAATCATGTGCGAATAGACTTCGATGGTCTGAAGGAAAGAATCTTAAATTCAGAATGGTATCGCAAGGGTCTCCAATATCACGAATACGGACACGCTAAAGCCGCATTACAAGGTAATTGGGAAGGAAATGCAGACTTCAAAAATCTTTATAAAAGGTTTTTTGCTGACTACAACAAGCCCGAATATAGATACGTAGATGGAGAAGGTGTTTCGCAATGGAAAATCGCTGATAGACTATTTGAAGAGCTCAAACTCGTAAAAGACAAAACGTATGATGTAATGGAACAATTTGGCAAAATCTCTGATACTTTGCAAGCTATCGACAAAGACCACAACTGGATACAGGGAATGTTAGGACACGACGTCGATTACTTCGCATCGAGTTTGCATAATTGTTTAGCTGATATTATAGCCCATTTAAGCGAAAATTATTGGTCTAACAATAAATACTTCAAAAAGGTTTTGCCAAGGCTTTATAATGAAGCTATGGCTCTCTATGAGAAGTATTATAAGCTAAACAAACCGACAAAAAGATAGGTGGTAGTCTATGGTTCTACCACCCATCTTGATTTTCTTTCGGTAGGACCTACGGCTGATTCATTGGTAATATAGGTCAGACCAAACTTTGTTTTAGTTTTCATTGCCTTGCGAATAGAGAGCATTATTTCTTCTCTCGTAAAGCCGCTAATAGGATAGTTTTGTAGAGCTAATTCTACTGCGCACATTTGAGCTACACCTGCATTTCCTTTGGTATAGTAGTTCACAACCTGTTCGTCTGTAAGCTCGTCCACGGACTTAACAGAGCATTGTTCTAGATATTCTTGTATATTCATGCTGCAAAGATAGTAAAAGTTTCCCAAACTACAATACGTCCGATTAAAAAGTTAGCAAAAGTTAGCAAACAGACTATAAAGAAGTCCAAAAGTTAAACAAATATAAGTAACTGAAAATAAGGCAGTTATATTTTGGTCATTTGCAAAAAAATGACTACCTTTGCACTATCAAAAATAAATAATAACAATTAAAAGAATAGGAGATAAGAGCAATGAAACAATTAGAAAATATTAAGGTTGGAGACAAGATTATTGTTCACTATGTATTTGAAGAACGTGTAGAAACGGTCAGCAAAGTAACCAAGACTCTCATTATTGTTGGCGATTGCCGATTTAATAAAAATAATGGGTTTACTCATGGAAGAAGAGGTTACAATTTTCCTTATATCGTTCGAGTAATGTAGAAGAGAAACATCTCCATATTTATACAAGTAATCATGACACAGCAAGAATTTGAACAGCGAGTAGGAATGTCGGTCAATGCTACCGAATACGCTTCCATCGAGAATGTATATATGGCTAGTGACCTAGATAAGGATGCTTTCTGCATTCTTTGGGAGAAGATGAACTTCAAAAGAGTTGCAAGAGCTAGAGAAGAGCGAGCAACCAAGTTGAAGGAGCAAATGAAGAAGGAGCAGCTATTCGATATACTGAACAAGCCATACGGCAAAAACGAGTTCGGTACGCTAGCCGATAACTTCTACAGCAAAAGAGAAAAAGCTGTACTAGAAAGCATCGGAATCCACATGCAGCAAGAAAGAAATGGCATTCCATACTTTGTAAGTGTAGCATCAGTATTAGTTGATTTACGCAAGTATTTGAATATCGCATAATAAGGCAACGGTAGGGTTAACCACCCTACCACAATATGATAAGAGCAATGAATACGATAAAAACGTTTATTCCATCAGAGTCAGTTGACGCATTTAAGAAGTTCGCTGAGAAGACAAAGCGCAATGTAGAAGGTTTCGACTACACCATTAGTAACCCACGAAAAAAGTTATTCCGTCATGCGGTAGTAGAAGATTGTCAAACCATCATTGGTAAGTATTGGCATGACATCTGTGACCTCACCATCAATATGCCAGACGAAAGTAATTGGAGATTGCTGGCCACATATAAGAATGGAGCCTTTACTCCTGCTGATACAACCAAGGAGTTGGTATTCAAGATTAAGGAGCATGGAGCTGATTACGGAAAATGCGACCTATGTGGTCATTGGTGTAACAACGCATACGTAATCGAGAATACGCAAACTGGCGATGAAATACAAGTAGGTTGCGAGTGCATAAAAAAGTTCGGATTGAAGTACATTGACTTTCTCTCAGACTTTACACGCAAACTTTATGAGACCTACGACCACACTATCAGATATGCCACCGATGATGACTATGGAGACCTTATCCCAATTTGGGGTGGTCCTAAGGATAGTAGATATACGGATGCCATCTTGAAGAATGACATGATCGCTATGTGCAAGGCTCAGTATGACGAGTGCCCTGTTTACAAGAAAGGCTATTACGCAAATGGTCACTATTACCCATCAGAAACAATCGCCAAATTAGAGGAAATAAGAGATTCTAAGAAGTTTACGGTTGACACCTCATACATTACAAAGGTCTGCGATTTTGCGCTATCTAAAGAGCCTAAATCGCAATTCGAGGTTGAAATGCAGAAAGTAGCAAATGACTACTACACATTCTCGGAGCAGTTCGTTTATGCTTTCTTCCTGGTGAAGAACTACGAGGATAGCTTAAAAGGTGGTATTGATGCCATCAAGAAAGGTATGCAAGTCAAGGTAGTCGGTAAAGTCATTCAACAGCGCACAGAGCAGTCTTACTACGGAGAAATGGTCACAAACACCATCCTTACTAAAAACGGAATAGTCTGTGAAAGGGTTGGCAAAATACCAACTGCACAAAAAGATGGCGAGAAGACCACCGAGTTCTATGCTATCGTCAAGGGTGTGTTCAATGGAAAGGTTTGCCTAGACAGAGCTACTAAGAATCCAAAGAAAGGAATTGAAGTGGCAATGGAGATTTAGTTATGAGCGCATTCAACATCAACACCTATTATGGCTGTGAAACTTGCGAAGCAGCCAACGAATATGGTAATGGTTGCAAGCATGGTCTGTTATTCCCTGTCCTGCTTGTGATAGCTAATAAAAGGGAATGCCCAAATTATAGATTTCAAAGAAAGGATTGAGATATGATAGACTTAGTAAAGATGGTTTCCTTAATCGCTAAAAATGAAAGCGATAAGCCTGCATCAATAGACTTCAATGGAAGGGTTGTATGTCTTTTTTTCCGTAATCATAGCTTTAAGGTAGATTGGACGGAAGGTAACGAACAAGTAAGTTTTGAGAGCTCAAACAGCAATTCTCTGCCTTCAACAATAAGTATACTTGAAAGCTTGCAACATATTTGCTTTGATTATTTCAAGGACCATTTAATTGAATACGATATTGCATTAAATAGAAAGTATGGCTTTCTTCTGATTACCCACATACAATAAACATAAGTATTATGAAGATATACAAATTGATATGGTATCTCTACACAGAGGACCAACTTAAAGAATCCCTCATCACCGATAAGGAAGTTGCAGAAAAACGTTATCAAGAGCTGAAGAAGTCTCTTTATCGTGGATGCTGGTTATCCCTCTCAGAATTAGTTGAAAACGAAGACCACGAACTAGTGAAGGGTGAAGGTCTTCATTATAACGACATTTAAAAGTTAGAGCAATGGAACAGAAGTTATTAGATTTGATTATCCATATAGGACAAGTTAAAGGTTGGGCAGTAGATGCTACAGATAATGGCAATGACCTTGCCTACATATTCTTTCAGCGTTATTCTCCTGCAGATCAAGATTTCAATATGTCAATCGAAATGCCTGCCAATGACCCGAATGAGTTTTTGGCAAATCTCTCCAACTACTACGAGAACTTTGACCCCGATGGTGAAGCCTTAAACTGGTGTGACAAAGAAGGTCATGGAATAAACGGAGCACCTAAACGCTTGAAGGATATCATCATTGATTTCGAGGAAATCGAAAAGGAAATCAAAGAACTCCTAGAAGTGTTCAATCTTCGAATAGAGGAACTAGAGAAAGCTGCCATTCACAAGGTTAAAGTGCAAGTAACCGAATACCTGCAAAAGGTAGTGGAGGTTGATGCCATCAATGGCAGTGACGCATGCGATAAAGTCGAAGAAATGGTTAATGGGTCAGAAATCATCTTGACAGCAGACGATTTCACAACAAGAAAGATTGAGCATTATGAAGATGAGTAAAACTGCACAAGGTGTGCAAAAGCTAAAAGATGGAGATTTAAAAGGAGCACTCTCCATCTTTTCTACTTTCAAGTATGATTTCACAAGGGATGAACGTAGAACCATGCGAATTGCATACGAATCACTTTGCGGACATGGTGCTTTCTATCAATCATTAGGAATTGATGCTAGTCAGATGATAGTAGATGCGGCAACTATACTAAACGCTAAGTATCTGAACAACAATAAGTTAAACTAAGTTAGCAAAAAGTGTTTTCTGCCCAAAACATTTGGTCATTTGCAAAAAAATGATTACCTTTGCACTATCAAAAATAAAATAACAATTTAAAGATAAGAGCAATGAAACTGATTACGAAAGAAATTAAGAAGAGACTGGAAAAATATCCTCTCTACTCACAGGATGGCAAAAAGGAAGAAGCCATCTGTCAAGCAAAGTTCTTCCTTTGTGTTGGTGCATGGTCTTGGTTCATATTGGAAGCAGACCTAGAGAACAATATCGCCTACGGAATCACTATCAACGAAAGTGGTGAAGGCGAGTACGGCTACACAAGCTTAACCGAGTTGCAGGGGCTAACAACAAAGTTAGGCTTAACAGTAGAGCGAGATACCTCATTCTCCCCTACTCCACTAAAGGATATTAATAACGAATATCTAAAGAAGTTTCTTAAGAAAATGTACGCTTGAAAAATAATTTCTCACTTTTTTCAAGAAACTATTTGTTGATTAAATAATTTTATCTATCTTTGCAAAAAGTTACAAAAGAAATGAAGATTTATACATCATACTTCTCAAACGGAGCTAAGTTAGCAAAAGCTGGTATCATGACGATCGGCATTGCCCTCTACCCTCCGAAATGGTTTACAGGATTGTCAAACAAGTACGTGTCACCATCATGGGACATTCTTCACAACTCCAAATCTAAAGAAGATTACGTGCAACGTTTCAATTCTGAGATATTGGCTCATCGGGACCCAAAAGCATTTCTCTCAGCAATAGAGAAAATGGCAAATGGAAAAGATGTAGCTCTATGTTGCTTCGAAAAGCCAGATGAGTTTTGCCATCGCCACCTAGTGGCAAAATGGCTGAATGAAAAGTTGGGAGTACAGGTCGAAGAATTTGGAATTTCCAAGAATCCTGTTTATTCGGAGCAAAGTTTGTTTTAGGCATTCCTCCTTTCAAAATACCCACAAGGGTTGACGGCTCGGAAAGACGAGCATTTTTGCGTGTAGAGAATATTGTTATTATAAGCGGAGATAGCTCAGTTAGTAGAGCGCAGTGATACCATCACTGAGGTCGTTGGTGCGGTTCCAACTCTCCGCTCTTTTGCGGGTATAGCTCAGTCGGTCAGAGCGTCACATTCCCAATGTGAAGGTCGAAGGTTCGAGTCCCTCTAGCCGCTCTATTTTTGTAGAATTAAAATAAAAGAGCATGAAAATAGCAGTTATAGGAACGGGCAACGTAGGAGTAGCTTTTGCCACAGACCTCTCTATCAAAGGTCATGAGGTAACACTCCTAAAGACATCTTCATACAAATCAGATGCCTTTGATAGACTTATCAAGAACGGCAAAAGGGTTTTTCTTAAAGAGAAATCAACTTATATAGAAACTGCAATCAAAGAGGTTTCTAAAGACCTCAGTAAGGTTGCAGAAGCAGAAGTTATATTTTGTACTATTCAGAGTAACTTCTATGAGTGTCTAGTAGAACGTATACATCAATACCTTCACAATGAACAGATTGTTGTCTGTATCTCTAGTTACGCATCCTCCTTCTATTTTGAGAAACATTGCAGAAAACTACCAATGTTAGTAGAAGCAACTGGTCCATATTTGGAAGGACGAGTAGAGTTGGATGATAAACCAAACGAAGTTGTTTTCCGTGTTGGCTATAGGCATGAAGTTATTCCTGTATCATGCTTCTCTAATTATGATACATGTATGGAGAAACTGCACAAAATTGATAAAGGCTATAAAGGAATATACTGCATACTTGAATCTGCATTACTCAATCCAAATATGGTGTTGCATACGGTAGGTTCAATTATGAGTATTCCGAGAATAGAATATTCAAAGGGAAATTTCTGTATGTATCGTGAAGCATACGCAAGAGGAAATGACTCCACCATCAATCTATTGATGAGACTTGACGAAGAAAAGATGAAAGTCTTAAAAAGCTTGGGCTTTTTCAAAACAAGCGTATTTGAAGCAGGAGGTTTTAATATGTCAGCCCCAATAGAGAGTTTGCATCGTTACTCAGAATCTAGTGATAGAGCCATCAGCCCAACATCTGTTCACTCACGTTACATCATAGAAGACGTTTCAGAGGGATTGGTACTGATGGAAAGTATTGCCCATCATATAGGCTTAGAGTTACCAGTTACATCATCCCTCATTACGCTTGCAAGTGTAGCTTTAGGAATAGACTTCCGTAAAACAGGAAGAACTATTCAGAGATTAGGTATTATTAACGAAATAGATATGCTTCATGAAGGTAGATAGCGACATAAGAAACAGAACATTCGGTATTGAAATCGAAATGTGCAATCTTGAAAGGGCGAAGGTAACTTTGCCCGAAGGTTACTCCTGGAGCAAGGAGGAGAGCATTGATAATACCGATTGTTCAAGCAATAAGCAGTTTGGTGGAGAGGTGAATACCCCTCCACTACATCTTTGCTGCCTAAAAGAGCTGCATGACCTCCGCTCTGTATATGAATCAATGGTTGCTGCAGGTGGCAGGCTAAAATGGAGCATCTACACCCATGTGCACATTTATGTCGGTGATTTACCTGTTGATCAGATAAAGAAAGTATTCCTATTCTTCTATGTGTGTTACCCTTATTTTAAGCAGTATGCTAAAATATCAGAATGCGATGAGCTTATATCCATAGCGATGCCAACTCCAACAGAAAAGTATTATGAAGGAGTCCTGCAGGCTCAGACTTTCGAGGATATTCAGAAGTTATTCACTAACAACTCAAACAAAGGTTTCATACGTCATGCAGTGAATATTTCTGCATATTTTAAGACAAAGACGATAGAGTTTAGACTTTACCATGCTACTGATGATTTCTATCAAGCTATGGCTTGTGTTCTTTCCACATACAGGCTATTTTATTACGCTATAAGCCACGAATTGGAGGATTTCAAATCAATTACATCATACCAGCAGTTCTGTGAGGTTACTGGGCTTAAATATGATGTTCCAGACGAATTATGTCCGCTACTCTACCAAGGAAATCCATACGACAAGGTAGAGTCGTATATGACAAAGCCTTTACCATACAATTCTGAAATGGTTTCAGCTCTGTATGATGCTGTAAAAGCTAACGGACACAAGGAAATCTGCATAGTAAATGGCTTCATGTATTACTATGAGTTATTCTTCCTTGATAAGATGGAAGTATCTATATACTGCCAAGATGCCTACTGCTATCTGCTCTATATGTTGGCAAATGGTAAAACATCACTAACATATAAGGATAAGCTTGCATGGTTGGAGGACTATAACAATCCTACACCATCAAGACAGCTTGCTTTGGCTCTTTATGCGGTGAAACTGCAAAAGTATTTCATGAGTGAATCGGCAAGAAATAGTGCCATCTTCGAAGCGTTGAAAATTAAGGCAAGGGAATCTATCGAGAAAACCGAGGAGGCAAATGAGCGATTGATGAGATTGCTCACTACATGTGATTTCCATGTCGGAACACTAGAAGAAGCCATCAAGAATAAGAAGGTAATCTTCTTTAATTACGGAAGAATAGAGAAGAAGCAGAAGAGAGCTTTCAAACTCATTTCTGAGAATAGTGACTTGAAATCAGATTTTTCTGTTGCAAGGAACGATTACTATAATCTTGTGGAAAGTATTCCGAGTGATAGTTATTTCTACTATTTCAGCAACAGCCCTTATCTGAGAAACCTACATAAAATAGCTATGTGGAATAATTCAAGTGGGGAAAGACGGTCTGCAGGAAGGTTCCTATATTGCAATAAGCCAACTGCACAAAATAATGCAAGCACCTCGTATTCTTCATACAGAATCGAATGCAATGAGATTGTTCCTCCAGATGATTTGGAGATTAAAGACGCAAATAAGCTAAAGATTGAACGAGTAGATGCTTCTCTCCTTCATTGTTTACAAAAGAAGTATATCAAGAAGGTGGACCAATGTAGCGTATGTACGTATGCTTTTGCGGTAAAATACGATAAATATACTCTAGGCGGATTTGGTTTTACGCTACCTCAACACAAGGGGTATGATTTGTTTCAGTTGACGGACTTCTGTACGAATAATGCTATCCCTCGATTGAGTAAACTCATATTGTATTGCATTCAATCTGTAGGAGTTCAAAGATATTTGAGCAGAAGAATGCACAAGCTTTGCGAGAAGGTTATCTCCTGCGCTTATACCCATAAGCCTGTGAGCATGAAATATCGTGGCGTGTATAAGAAAGTGAAGGAACACTGCACATCATCTTATCTTGCTTACGAAGGAATACTTGGCATATACCCTACGAATAAGGAAATTATTGAGAAATATCAAAAATCGTTGAAGAATGGAAAATGAAGATAGATGGAAATACGCAAAAGTTGATATAAACCTCATAGATGAGGTAGAAATCAATGCAAATGAAATGTCGGGTGAAGACTTCGCCCAACTAACAGACAACATTGCTAAATCTGGATTGAGTAGTGTGCCTACCTGTATCAAGATGGATAATGGTAGATACATCATGATCAGCGGTAATCATCGTTTGAGGGCATGCAAGAAACTGCACTATAAAAGGCTAGGCATCTTGTATGTAGGAGAGAGCGAGATTACAAATGATGAAGCTATTGCTATTGAATTATCTCACAACTCCATTCATGGTGAAGCTAATGTTAGCATTTTGAAGAAGTTGTTTGCATCAATTCAATCTATCGACTTTAAGAAGTTTGCCCATGTGAACATCGACGAGATTAAGCCAATAAGCACAGAGGGTATAGATGTATATGCCATGCAGGAGAATTTCGTATTCACAATCATCCTCTATCCTAGCTCATTCGCTAGTCTGGACACATTGTATGGAGACATTCGTGAGCAAGCACGCAAAAGTGATGCTCTCGTTCTAGCTTCCGAAGAAGATAACGAGAAAACCCTGCTTAAGATTCAACAGGACATAGGTAAGGAGTTTGGCATAAAATCCCCAAGCATCACATTTGCAAAGTTGCTAGAGTTAGCAAGTGAACGTTTAACCGAAATAAAGGAAGGAGAAAAAGAAAATGATTTGGAGCATAACAAGTAAGAAGGAAATGGAAGAACTGAATACACCTTCAGTTTTCAGATATTACCAAGAAGCACTTGGTAGAGAAAATATCCAATTAGCAGTTGTTGACGAGACAGACAACCTCGACTTCATTGACAAAGAGGATGTCGTATTGCTAAGAACTGCAAGTGAGTTACTCATCAATACAATCCGAAAGAAAGGTGTAAGGACCACGGCAGAAGATTTTAGCAAGTACGAACTTGTAAGGGATAAAGCTAAACTTGCAAGATGGCTTACGATGAATGGTATTAGAGTACCACATCAGTATCATCAGGTGTTTGACTTGCACGGAAAAACTTATTTCGTAAAGCCTAGATATGGAAGTGATAGTGTTGGTATCTCTGAACTAAACATCTGTCACACCGCTGATGAAATCAGAGTTCAAACAAAAAAGCTTGATCCGAAAGGCAAAGGAGACGTTGTTATAGAAGACTTTATAAATGGAAGAGAATTTACGGTTGTCTGCATAAAAGGCTTTCCCCTCAGAACATTTGTAATGGAGGTAATCTGTACAACAAATGGCGGCATCCAAACATACGTAAGCAAGAAAAACTATATGGAGGTCGGCTGCAAGGTTTATGGAGATTTAGATGATAGGGCTAAGAGGATAGCTTCCGATGTTTTCTCCAGTCTTGGGTTACGACATCATGCACGTATTGATATGCGCTGCGATAATGAAGGTAACCTTTACGTGATAGACGTCAATCTCCTTCCTGGTCTCGGACCTATTGGAGATTTAGCACGTTGCTTGTTGCTAACAGAAAATATGTCTTACATAGATGCTTTGAAAGCAGTCATAGCATCTGCAAGTTAAAAAGGTTGATTATGGCAAAGGTAAGAAGAACAGAATTAAAAAAAATTGCCGCTGCTTACGAAAAGAAGGGCGGCAATATGGCTGCTACGGCAGTAGCTTTGGGCATTACACGCCAAGCCTTATATAACTGGCGAAAAGAGGATGAAAAGTTAGCCAAGATGTTGGATGATATAGATGAAGGCATTCTTGACTTTACTGAAAGCAAGTTGGTTGAAAAGGTGAACGAAGGTAATCTAACTGCAATCATCTTCCTTCTGAAAACTAAGGGCAAGAAGCGTGGCTATGTCGAGCAAGTAGATAACAGATTAGTAGAAAACCCATTCGAGAAGTTAATGAAGGAGCTTCCCGATGATGAGGAATAATAAATGTCAGAACAGAAAGCAATAAAAAAAATGATTGCATGGCGCAATGATTGGTGTCTCTTCGCCAAGGAAGTCTTGAAGGCTCGCCTTGACGAAGAGCAAAAGGCTATATTGCGTTCTGTTCAGAAGAACAAAATGACAACGGTAGCCAGTGGAACTGCAAGGGGTAAGGACTTCATCGCTGCCGTAGCCGCTTTATGTTTTCTATACCTCACTCCTCGCTTCGGCAAGGATGGTAGTTTGGAAAAGAATACCAAGATTGCCCTTACTGCACCGACAGGAAGACAGGTGACGAATATCATGATACCAGAAGTGGCACGTCTATACAAAAAGGCAGGCTTCCTGCCTGGTCGTTTGCTGTCAGATGGTATCAGAACCGATTATGAGGAATGGTATCTGACAGGCTTCAAATCTTCAGCCGACAACACAGAGGCTTGGTCGGGATTCCATGCTGTAAACACCATGTTCATCGTAACTGAAGCATCCGGTATCTCGGACACCATTTATAATGCAATCGAAGGTAACCTGCAAGGTAACTCTCGATTGCTATTAGTATTCAACCCAAACGTTACTACAGGGTATGCAGCCAACTCCATGAAGTCTCCCCGATTCAAGAAGTTTAGATTATCATCCCTCAACGCAGAGAACGTAGTAAGCAAGAAAAATATTATCCCTGGACAAGTTGACTATGAATGGGTAGCCGATAAGGTCTCAGCATGGGCACAGAAGATCAGAAAGTCTGAGTTTGATGAAGGTCGTGGTGATTTTGTGTGGGAAGGTGGATATTACACTCCAAATGACCTTTTTCGTGTTAAGGTTCTCGGTATGTTTCCGAAGGTGTCCGAAGATACCCTCATTCCATACGAATGGTGCGAGATTGCCCATAGAAGATGGAAGGAACTTAAAGATAGTGGCTTTATCACCCATAAGCCAATACGCTTAGGTGTCGATGTCGCAGGTATGGGTCGCGATAGGTCTTGCTATGTTCCACGACAAGGAAATTATGTTTCAGAAATCAAGTGTCATAATTCGGGTGGTCATGCGGACCACATGGCAGTCGCAGGTCAAGTCGCACACTACCTAAGTTTGAGTTCAAAGAATAAAGCCTTCATTGATACCATAGGAGAAGGTGCTGGAGTATATTCAAGACTCATAGAACAAAAGTACTTAACGGCATTCTCTTGCAAGTTCTCGGAAGGCGTGAGAAATAAGCACGATGTGACAGGCTGCTACTCTTTCGCTAACATGAGGGCTTATTTGTTTTGGTGCATACGTGACTGGCTCAACCCAAAGAATGGATTCTTTGCAGCACTCCCACCCGATGATGAGTTGGATCAAGAGTTGTGTGAAGTGCATTGGCTGTTTCAGTCAGATGGTTCAATCATCATGGAACCAAAAGACGAAATCAAGAAGCGTCTGAAACGCTCTCCCGACAAGATGGATGCCCTTGCCAACACCTTCTATCCATACGACTACGATAGAGACAATGATTTGCAATTGTTAAATAGTATAGTATAAATTTGCAAGATACAGAAAAGTTTTGTAACTTTGCAGCCGAAACGTTTCTTTTAACGTTTCATTGCTCTTAGTGCACTCCGACCGTGAGGTTAGAGTGCATTTTTTAGTATTAACACTCCGTAACACCATGTTAAAGTGTGGTTTTGACTATCTTTTGTCAAATTAGCTTCCTGTAGTTTTCGGTAACATTAGTTAAGTTAAAGAAAGGTTAAATACTTTACATAAGCCATTCTAAGCTGTTCTATTTTCTTCCCCATATCCTTATACCATTTTTCGGAATTAGCCCAATACAGAGGAAAACGAGATTTATTTAACACTCTAGTAGCCAATAAGTTATATAAAGTTAACCAAGAAAAATAATGCGGTTAAAATTTGGTCAAATGCTAAAAAATGACTACCTTTGCACTATCAAAAATAAAATAACAATTAAAAGATAAGAGCAATGAAACAGATTAAAGTTTACACAGTAGAAGCGTTAGAGAAACGACTTATAAAGGCTTTAAAAAAGGTCAAGTTCGGCTACCAAGAAGGATGCTTGATTGAAGCCACAGATGCAGAGTTTAGTATCTACAACTTCAACACTGCACTTTGTAATTTACAGCAGAAAGGAATTGTAGCATACAACGAGAATACTGAAAGCTATGAATTAGTTTAAAATATAGGAGATAAGAGCAATGATTACAATCATCAACAAGTATACAGGGGAAGAGATTTGCAAATACAGCAATGCACTCGTAAGCGAAGCTACAGAAGATAGCTTCATCGCCAATGTCAAAGGTTCTGGCGTTTTCCGAAGCAGATGGAACGCAATTGTAGACTACTTTTTGCCAATCGGTCAAGGTAGATATGCAAGCACTCAATGCCTGCTAAAGGATCAGTTCGCAGTAAAAGAATGTATGAAAAATTAATAATGGAGGAAAGAGCAATGAACGTTTACACAGAATCAGATAGATATACGGTATTACTTCACGCATTCGACACTTTTGAAGGTGCTTGTGAGTATATAACTCAAATTATAAATGTAGGGGAATGTAAGGTTCTCCCCCTCATAAAAGCATGGAATGACGGTGTGGTTACAGCTAAATGGATGGCTAAGAAAACCGAAAAAGGAATAAAATTTGAATTGTTGGATAGCAATGTTTAATAGGAGGAAACGGATATGACAGTATATGAATTATCGGAACTTCAGAAAGAAGAACTCAAAATTGAAATGCTGAAAGATAAGTTTGGCTACAAACTTTCATTCAGAGAGTTGGCGTTTGCTAATGATTGCATCAGCGACCGAGAGTTGTTCGAAAAATATAAGGATCAGACTTTTACTGATAAAGACTTCATCGTATCACGCTAAATGAAATCGTATGGAAAGCAACTGCACAACAATAGAAGAGCTTAAATCCGTAACCACGCAGATTAGTGGTGATGAATGGAAAGATTTCTTCTCGCTCATCAAAAAAGGCTCATATAGCCTATATGGTTTTCATCAGTTTCTTGATGAGAGACCAGACCTATGCTTATTAATTCAAGGTATAGGAGATTACCAAACTGCCATTAAAGCTACGTTAGACGAAATTGGATTGAATGATGGTGATATAAATGGACCAGGAGGAAATCATCTGAAACTGATTGTGGTCGATCAGATAGGATTCATAGTGTATGAAACGAAAGTTATGAACTTTTAAAAATAAGATAGAGCAATGGAAGAGAACGTTATCATAGCAATGGATGCCGAAAAGTCTAAAAAGATAAAAGGCATTCCTTCAAGTTGGGACTGGGAGGATATTCATTTCTACCTCATTACTGAATTGGGATTCAGTTTTGATGTTGTGTTCAATTATTCAAAAGACATAGAGGAGGTATCTTATGAAGGATAATGCAAGAACTATCAAGTACGATTCTATCACATCATACGCAAAGGAACATGGGGTAGAAAATCTAAGTAACGAGAACCTTATTGCTTCAATTATCGGTATAGACCCTATGCTGCAGGGTAATGAACCAATAAGAAAAATCTTTGATGGTAGCCATTCCCTCAGAAAGGCAAGCAAGAGAACACTGCAGGAGCTTACATCTATCAAAGGAATAGGTGAAAAGAAGGCTACCGCTATACTCGCTGCATTCGAACTTGGCAGAAGATTTATGAAGGAGAAGTCGCAAGAACTTACAGATTTGGGAAGTTCCATCGACATCTACAACTATATTTTACCATACGTCAAGGATTTAGAAACAGAAGAATCTTATCTGTTCTGTATGGATAACCACTTCAAGTTAATCAAAATGGTTCGATTGTCGCAAGGTGGAATAATAGAAACCCCTATAGACGTAAGAATTGTGTGTAAAGAAGCTATCTCCTGCAATGCCGTAATAATAGCATTGGTTCACAATCACCCTAGCTCTAACTGCTTTCCATCAAAGTCCGACGATGCGATAACATATAAGATACAGAAGGCTTGTGAAATAATGAGATTGTTTTTTATGGACCACGTTATCATCAGTAGCAAATCAGAGCAGTATTACTCTTACCACGATAGAGGAAAATTATAAGTTCTAAGCTGATAAAATACATCAAACCTATAATTATACCAAAAGAATCTAACTTGAACACAGAAGATATTTTGCACGTTTAAGTGCATTTTTGTTGCATCTTATCTACCAAGGGAGGGCTGTGAAGTTCTCCCTTGTTTATTGAAATGAAAATAATTTCTCACTTTTTTGCCAAAACTATTTGTTGTTTAAATAATATTTCGTATATTTGCACCCATAAAAGCGTGTGAAGATGCACGTGACAGAACTTTTCGTAACATTGCTCTTACACCGAGTTCTACGTTTGGTCTGCCTGCATTTCGCTCGCAGACCATTTTTTTGTTAAATATAACTCAACAAGCAATGAACAAGTATTACAGAAAAGTTCTTGAAGCACTGAAAACCAATCGAGACATTAAGGCATTGGGGTTCAGTCGTAAGGAGTTAAAGGGTGTTGCCGCCAATGTTGCCAACAAACTTCAACTCAAAGATGATGCTACTGACGAAGAAGTTAGTGAAGGTATTAGTGACGCAATTGATGATGTCTTGCCGTTACTCCAGTTAACTCAGTCCGCAGCAGACCGCCAAGTCTCAGAGTACAAAAACGCTCATCCTGCACCCGATGATGACGATGTTCCAGATGATGAACCAGATGATGATGACGTGCCAGCACGTAGAAGTCCGTCACAGAAGGGCAAGAAGGGCAAGAAGGATAGCGATGATGATCAAGACTCCGCTACCCTCAACGCAATCAAGGAACTTACTAAGGCTCTTGCTACACTCCAAGGTGATGTAACTGCATTGAAGTCGGGCAATACCACCAGCAGCCGTACCGCAAAGGTAAGGGAACTGCTGAAGGACACAGGTAAGTTCGGAGAGCGTCGACTTAAATCTTTCTCTCACATGAAGTTTGAGAATGAAGAGGAGTTTGAGGACTACCTCGATGAGTTGAAGGAAGATATTGAGGAAGAGAACAAGGAAAGACTTGAAAAGGGTCTTGAAAAGCTTGGACGAATCCCTGCTCCCGATACCAAACCTCAACCAAATAAGGAAGATAAGTTAATGTCTGATGATGAAGTCAAGGAGCTGGCTAAGATGTAATCATCTATTGTTTCACTAATAAATTATTAGATTATGGTAGCAGAAGACTACAAGCCAAAAACCAAAGGCTACGACATGGGTAAGGACGCTGTGGTTATCCGTCAGTATCTCGGTGGTATCACAGGCGGTAGAGCACTCGACTACGCCAACTTCAAGGATGAGGTTATTCAGGCAGGTCACATCATTGTCCGCAAGAAGGTTGATGATGTTTATGAGTATTCTCCACTTGAAACAGAAGATGGCAAGTACAAAGACAAGGCTAGCGAAGCAGAATTTGCTGGTGTTGTCGTTCGCTCACGCATGAAGGGTGAAGCGGTTGCCATTATGGATAATGGTCGCGTGAATGATGTGGCAATGCCTTATCAGTTCAAGGACGATACTCAGAGAACCGCCATCAAGACCGCCCTCCCAAGTCTTATTTTTGAGCATGACTAAGTTGTGCTCTAGTTTTTAACTTAAAAGATTGTTTATATGAACGAATCACTTTTTATTCAGTTTATCCGAGCTATCTTCCCTAAACTTAGCTTATATGTTAAGGAGAAGGAGAATCCGAAGGAGCGCACCTACCTCTACAAGGAGATGCTTACCAATGTGTATTCTGCCGATCAGAAGTGGGAAGGTTCATCAGCTAAGACCACATATGTAGCTGCCGACATCGTTGAGATGGATTCAGACATTCCTTTGAAGAAGCGTGGTCAAATCGCAACCTCTAATGGTAAGTTGCCAAAGATTGCGATGAAGAAGATTCTTTTCGAATCTGATATCAACAACATCAACATCATGAAGGCTCAGTATGAGAACATTGTAGCGAGAGCCAATTCATTCCAGGCGCAAGGTTTGGTTGAGCAGGCTACATCAACACAACAGGCTGCTAAAACTGCAAAGGCTCGTATCATCAACAAGCTCATGAATGATGGTGTCGCTTGCTCTGTCGGTCTCGAAGAGCGTAACGAAATGAACTTCTTGGCAGGTCTCTCTAATGGTATTATTGCCGTTGAAGATGCAGACAATTCGGGTAAGGCTATCCGTGTTGACTATGGATATTTTAAGGCAAACTGCTTCAAAACAGAAACCAATGGTGTTACAACACGAGAAGATTTCGAGAAAATCTTCGATAAGGCAAATGCCGATAACAATACCATCATACAGGTTATGCTCGCTAAGACGCAGATTAAGAAAATCCGCAAGGAGCAGTGGGCGAAAGAACTTGTTGCCGACTACGAGGGTAAGACTTATACCGAAAATACCAAGCTCAAGACACCATCGGAGTCAGCTTTCTCGGAAGCATTCGAGGATGAGTTCGGTGCAACCATCAAGGTTATCAACCGAACCGTGATTATCGAGAAGAACGGAAAGCCAAAATCAGTTAAGCCATGGAACGAGAATAACATCATCTTCATCTGTAACACCAACGTAGGCTCTTTCGTTTGGGGTACCCTTGCAGAGGACACCAACCGAGTAGCAGGTGTTCAATATTCTAACGTTGACAGCTACAAGCTTATCTCCAAGTACTCCAAGAATGAGCCATCTTTGCAAGAGGTTACCGCAGGACAGGCTATCTGCTTGCCAGTAATTGAGGACGTAGATCAGATTTACATGCTTACTACCAAGTCTGAGGAAGTAGATACGGAAGCCGAGACTGCCGATACTACCGACCAGTATACAACTTACAAGGGTAAGAAGTATAAGAAAGCTGACCTCATCGCTGCTTTGAAGGCTGCTGGTGCCAATGTGAAGGCTAACTCAACCGATGAGACTCTGATTAAGGCTCTCAACTCACTCAGCGATGAGGAGGAAGCCGAAGTTCTCTCTAAACTCACTCCAGAGGTTTAATTTGAATTGATATGAAGACAATAAAGCAAGCATTGATTGATGAAATCCACTACCCTATCCCTTTAGGATTCGTGGAGAATAAGATGATAGAACGTCAGCTTAATGGTGATGATGAATATACATTCGAGGTCGCCCAGTCCAAGGAATGGAAAGGTGCGCTTGCTGATTGTCTGTACTCTCTCATACAAGCTGTAAGCTTATCTGAGTCAGACAAGAGCATTGGAACACTATCTGACAAGGATAAGGAAAGGCTGCTAGTACGAATAAATGCTTTATACAAAACCATCGGTGAATCCCCTGCACTGGGTCAACCGATGGTTTATATAGGAGGTTAAGATATGGCTGTATTGGATTTCGCTGCCCATACCCTAGATTACCTACATGTAACTGATGGGTATGAAGACGATAACGGAGACTATGTTCAAGGCTCAGAAGAATGGGTGGAGAACTATTGTAAATGTGATATTGTTCCTGCTGGCAAGGCAAACGTTATCACTATCCCCGATGGTTCTGCCAAGAACTATTCCTACACCATCTACAACCTTCCTAGAGCATGCCGAGATTTCGAGTACGGAGACAAAATCCGTGTAAAGCTCTTCGGAAACGAAGTGAAGGAATTTGTCGTACTCGGCTTTCATCGTTATCAACTGCAATGTAAAATATGGGTATAAAACTCTCAACCTCTCAGTCTGCGCTCGATAACTTTTTTCAGTCCGCTATGGCGATAATAAAGCAAGAAATCCTCACTGCTTATGCCAAGCTAGGAGAAGAATGTAATGCAAGGATAAGAGACCGCTCGGCAGAGGAAAGTTGGATAGACCATACAGGAAACCTACGAAGCTCCATCGGTTATGCCATCTTTGACTACGGAAGGAAACAAGTAGAATCAGCCTTCGCTTCCATAGGTAATGGTTCTAATGGTTCACAAGAAGGAAGACAAATGATAGCTGACCTAGCCAAGGAATACTCACAGGTTTACGCATTGGTAGTAGTCGCGGCTATGAACTATGCAGACTTTGTAGAAGCTAAAGAAAATAAAGATGTGCTTGCATCCACTGAGTTATGGGCTCGTTCCGTCATTGATGGTAAACTAAAGCTCGCTGTGGATAAAGCTGTAAGTAGAATCAATCAGATAAGGCTATGAAATCGGATATTGACATCAAGGATGATGTGTACAACATTATCTCTTCTTCAAAATTAAAGACTGCTGTAACTGGTAGTCTTTGCAAGCGAGGAAGACCATTCTATGGAACAGGTACAACTGGCAAGGAAGATATTTGTATCTCCATTCTAGCAAACAGAACTTCGCAGATACAAGAAGCTTTCGTGAATGTAAACATCTACGTTCAAGACCAAGCTATCACAAAGAAAGGCAATACCCGAAAGGAAGAGAACACGGCAAGACTTCGTGAGTTATGTCAACTCTCCTTCTCTACCTTCGAAGCAGTTCATGGATCGGATTTCCGCTTGTCTATGAGTGAACAGAGGGTAATAGCTTGCGAGGGCACAAGTGAGCATATCATTAATAACAAATTATTGTATCAAACTATAAACGATTAAGATTATGTCAGTAACAACATGGGGAAAACCATCCATCTATGTTCGTGACCTTAGTGCTGCAACCAACAACTGGAAGAAGCTTGACACTCCAAAGGAGGACACTACCCAGTTGAACCCTACCAAGGGCGATACAACAGAAGCTAAGGAGGAAGGTGGCGGTATTGTCGATTCCAAGACTACTAAGTCCACCTACGAACTCGTTTATCAAGAGTTCATCAAGAAGGGATTACCTCAGCCTTTCCCTACCATTGATGGACTTATCGAAGGAAACTACGCTATCGCTGTTCAGCCGGAAGATGCAGAGAACCCTGGCTGCTATATCGGCAAGTCAACCGTAAGCGTGGAGGAGTCATATTCTTCAGCGGATGGTGCTTTGATGCAGTACACCCACAAGGCTCTTGTGCCAGAGGGTGACGAAGTAGCAAAGACCACCAACAAGAAGGGTGAGACCGTATATTGTCAGTTCCGTTGGCGCATCATCACAGCCAAGAAGGCTAAGGGAAAGACAGACGAATACGTTCTTACATTCAAGCATCCTGCAGGTGCTACAGACACAGAAACAGAAGTAACCGTTCCAACAAACGGACAGGTCGAAGGTGAACCCTAAGGCAATACGTTAATTTCTTCTCACCCTTCAGCCGATTGAGGGTTATCAGTCGGCAACCTACCCAAGTAGCTCAGTTGGTTAGAGCGAGACCAAAGTCCGTCACATAAAATCCAGTTGGTCTTTAAAAAGCTGGTTGAAAGACGCAGGTTCGAGTCCTGTCTTGGGTGCTAACAAATATTATTGGCTTATGAAGAATGACATCGAAATTGGCACAAAGATAGCCATGGTGTTAACAGATACACCACTAGGCATACAGGTAGGTAGAAGGCACATGTTCATCTACCCTCAGACTTTAGGCAAGATGTATTTGACTGCTCCACTGATTAAACAGCTAGGTATCAAAGATGATAACCTAAAGCTGAATCCCCTCATTGAAGCACTCCGTGTAGTAGGTGAGAATCGAAGTCTCTGTTGTAAGCTAATAGCCTACCACACCCTTCAGAAGAAATCCGATATGCTCAGTTCACGCATATTGAAGGCAAGGGAAAACATCATCTTCAAGTTCTGTGATAACGATGATATAGCTACTCTTCTCATCACCATACTCTCAGACAACAAGCTTCACGACATCATCACGGAATGTGGGATAGACAAGGAAGCGGAGCGCATGGAGAAGATAAACAAAGCCAAAGACTCCAGTAATCAGTATATCTTTGGTGGCAGAACCATTTGGGGTTCTCTCATTGACGCAGCTTGCGAGAGATATAAATGGACCCTTGACTATGTTCTGTGGGAAATCTCATACAACAACCTCACGCTTATGATGAAGGATAAGATAACTTCCATCTATCTATCCGATGAGGAAAGAAAAATGGCTCACATTCCATCAGCAACAGAGAAGGTCTTCAGCGGAGATAACAAAGAGGACATCATGGAGCTGATCAGACAGAGCGAAGAGAATCCAATTTAACCTCCAACACTAACAAGAAAAAAGTAAAGAATAAAGGTTTGGGCTAGGAGGTGCACCTTTACGTAATTGACAGAATAAAAAAATGGCAAGTATCAAGTTTGACATAACAGGCGATAATTCATCCGTACTGAAAGCCTTTCGAGGGGTGCAGGATGGGGTATCACAGACAGCAAGAGTAGTCGAGCAGCAGGGTCAGAGCATTGAGAATGTTTTCAATCGCATCAAGTCTGTTGCATCGGTAGCTTTTGCTGGGTTCACGGCAAAGGAAATCATCAGCACACTGGGTACTGTCCGAGGAGAGTTTCAGCAGTTTGAGATTGCCTTTGAAACCATGCTCGGTAGTGGACAGAAGGCAAAGGGAATGATTTCGGACCTCGCCAACCTTGCTGCTACTACTCCTTTTGACATGAAGGGTGTGGTAAATGGCGCAAAGCAGCTCCTTGCATACGGATTTGCAGCCAACGAGATTACCGATACCATGAGAAGGCTCGGTGATGTATCAGCAGGATTGGGATTGAACTTGCAGGACCTCACATGGCTCTATGGTACCACGATGGTACAAGGTCGATTGTTCACAAGAGACTTGATGCAATTTACGGGTCGCGGTATTCCTTTGACAGAGGAACTTGCCAAGCAGTTCGGAGTTACCAAGGATAAGGTTTCGGAATTGGTGACAGCAGGTAAGGTAGGTTTCCCCGAAGTCAAGAAGGCTATCGAAAGCCTTACCAATGAAGGCGGCAAGTTCGGTGGATTGATGGAGAAGCAATCTCACTCTATTACGGGTCAGATAAGCAATATTCAAGATTCCATCGAAATGGCTATCAATGACCTCGGCACTCAGACGGAAGGATTGATGAATGATGCTTTGGATATCACATCTAAGGTTATCGACCATTGGAAGGAGATAGGTGAGGTTATCCTTGCAGCCGCATCTGCCATCGGTCTTTATAAGGCAATGGCAGTTAGTGTAGCAGCATTTGACACAGCAACAACAAATGCAGGATATGCAGCCGAGTTGTCAGCTCTTGAATCTTTGCTCCCTATGAAGGAAGAAGCAAAGAAGACAGACCTTGAAGAAGCAGTAGCCAAAGGTCAATTATCAGCAGCACAGGCAGAGCTGGTAGCATCTAAGCGTGAAGAGGTCGCGGCTTACGTTGCCGAACTACAGGCGCAGGCAAAAGCAAAGGCAGACGCAGCCACCGCAGCCGCAGAGGAAGTGAAGGCATTGGAGAACAAACTTGCAATGCAGGACAATGAGGTCCAATCACTCCAAGATGCTTACGATGCCCTGCAATCCTATACAGATGGGCAGAAGGTAGAGACAGCAGAAATCAAACTCAACACTGCCGTTAACGAAAGGAACACCATCGCAAAGCAACTCCAAACGGCTAGAGAAACAGCTGCAACCGCAGCCACGGAAGCAAATACGGCAGCCAATACGGCTAACACCGCATCCCAAGGTTTGAACACCGCAGCTACCGCAAGAGACACCGCAGCTAAAGGAATATGGGCACAGGTCACCCTTCTCTGCAAAAGAGCACAGGACGCATGGAATGCTTCTATGTTCTCCAGTCCTCTTTTTTGGATAGCTGCCACCATCGCAGCAGTAACCTATGCCGTATACAAGCTTGCTACCGCAGAATCAGCACATGAAACGGCAGTAAGGAAATCCAATGAAGCATGGGATGAATTTGACAACAAGGTCAAGGAACGTCAGCAGAATATCGAAAGCCTTATCAGAACAATTCAGTCTGAGACAGCTACAGAATACGAGAAGGCAGAAGCTTATCAAAAACTCTCCAACCTCGCACCTCAGTTAACGGAACAATACTCACAAGCTCAACTTGCATCTGCCGACTTTGCTAAGACGCAGAAGGAAGTTGCCGAGAGCATGGATGAGTTGAAGTACGACAAGGCTGTTGAGGAAGTAGAGAAGTATCGCCAAGAGGTTGAAAGTCTCAACAAGCAACTACATGATGATACGGCATACAACGGAGGAAGACTATCGTCGATACTCATAGGTCAGCTTCAACAGGCACAAGAAGACCTTGATCAGGCGGAAGAAAAGCTTTCCAACATCATACAACTTCGAGACCAAGCAGCCGAGAATGCAAAGCCTATCGAAGTTCGCTTGCAAGAGGCACAGGAGAACGAAAGTGTACGCCAAGAAATCTTTGACTTCTACGATGAAGCTATCACTTTGGCTAACGACTGGCAAGCTGCCAACGAAACCATCAACTACGCTACTGGCGAAAGTAGGTTGGACGCATTCATCAATAAGGCTCAGAAAGAGATAGCGGGTCTTCGTGAAGACATCAAGAAGAATCCTGCTGATCTGAATCTCCGCATGCAGGAGTCTGAGAAGACAAAGGTTCTGAACAACCTCTTAACGATGAAGCGGAATTGGGCGGTCACTGGCGCAACGACAATACCTTTGATTTTTAGGGCTCAATGGAACACCGCCAAACAATCCCTCAACCAAGCCAAAAAAAGAGCACAAGCGTTGACTAACACTGGTTCTACGGAAACCTATCAGCAAGCTTACAACAAGGCGCAGCGTGAATACAACGCAGCCAAGAAGAAGGTTGCTGCTATGGAGAGAAATAAGAGCAAATACACCGCCAGTCAGTACGAAACAGCCACCCAAAACTTGAAAGCAGCCAAGGATGCCTACTCGAAACTAGGTGGTGATGTAAATGGAAGAGTGGCTAAGGCAGCAGCAACGGCACGCAAGACTCGCATTAAGGAAGAAAACAAGACTATCAAAGCCCAAGAGGATTTAAACAACCGCTTGAAGGCTTTGCAGCAGAAAAATACAGATGAAACTATCTCCCTCATGCAGGAAGGTACGGATAAGAAGCTTGCTGAAATCAAGAACGACTATGCCAAGCGCAAAGCTGAGATTGACAAACAGGAAGCAGAGTTCAAGAAGAAAAACAAGGAAGCTGGCAAGAAAGTAACCCTTACCTCTGCTCAGACCAATGCCCTCAATAAGGCTAGAGACCTCGCTACCCAAGAGTATAACAAGAAGCTTGATGAGGTCAACAGGGAAGCCCTCACCTCTATGCGTGACTACTTGAAGGAGTATGGTTCTCTCTATCAGCAGAAGCAAGCCATTGCCGAGGAGTACGAGGAGAAGATTGCCAAGGCTCAGACGGAAGGCGAAAAGCTCTCTCTTCAGCAGCAAAGGAAGAAGGACCTCCAAACCATCGAGATAAACGCTATCAGACAGAACATTGACTGGGGAAGCATCTTCGGAGACTTCGGTGCTATGTTCAAGGACCAACTGGAACCAACTATTGAGAAGCTGCAAGAGCTGTCCAAGGGTACAACAGATGTAAACGAGCAGAAGACTATACAGGAACTTATCTCCAAGCTACAAGGCTCTGCCACCATCTGGAATAGTGACATCTTTAAGAAGGTTTCGGACGACATCAACTCCTATCAGTCAGCCATGCAGAGCTATATTGATGCACAGGAGCGAGAGATTGAAGCCACGAAAGCTGTCACCAAGGCGCAGGAAGACCTCGCCAAGGCTAAGAAGAGCGGTGACAAGACAAGTATCAGCAAGGCTGAAGGCAACCTCTCTAGAGCGCAGGGCGTACTCGCTACCGCATCTAACAACGTTTTGGAGTTCGGTTCATCAGTTCAGAAGGCATCATCAGACTTGCAGACATCTGCACAGAAGGCAGTTTCTCAGTTCCAACAGCTTGAAAATGGCTTGCAGGGTCTCACGTCGGGGTCACTCAAAGGCATAGGAGACTCCATTCTAGGGCTTGACAAGCTTTTCGGGGGTACTATGCAGAAGGACGTTGCCAACACGCTAGCAAAGGGCATCCAAGGGTTGCTCGGTAAAGATAGTGACGCAGCCAAATCTCTGACGAAAGCTTTAGGGGATAGCGGTATGGCAGGTGAAATAATCTCAGCAATACTCGGCATCCTCGATATACTGAAAGGTGGCTTCGGAACACTCATAAGCAATCTCATGGAGACGGTCTTTGGCGCAGTAACGGGTATTCTTGATGATGTTTTGTCTGGTGGAATTGTTATGAAGCCATTGAAGAGCATCGGGAAAAACGTTTCTCATATCCTCAACACGCTTTCATTCGGTGGCTTCAATAGTCTGTTCGGTGGAGATGGAAATGCCAAGAAGGTCAATGATACCATCGAAAGACTGACGGATAGAAATACCCTCTTGCAGCAATCCATCGAGGATTTGACTGATGCAATGGAAAACTCCTATGGTTCCAAGGCAACCTCATACTACGAGCAAGCCTATAAGAATCAGCAGGAGACTAATAAAAACTACCTCGACATCGCAAAGGCGCAGGCAAGCTATCACGCTTCTCACGGCTCGTGGAATCGCTATTGGAGCGGTTTTAGTAGCGATGAGATGGATTGGATCAAGAAGAACGTCAAATCAGACTTCAATGGCGACCTCTTTTCCCTCAGCCCAGAGGAAATGAAGCTCCTCCGTGGCAACGTTGCCATTTGGGAGCATATCGAGAATACTGGAAAGGGTAACTATGGTGGACGTCTGACAGAGAAGCTGAATGACTACATAGACCAAGCAGGCAAGCTGGATGAGTTATCAGACAAGCTGAAGGAAAGCCTTACGCAGATTTCCTTTGACAGCATGAAGGATAGCTTCGTATCAGACCTTATGGATATGAGTAAGTCAGCGCAAGACTTTGCAGACGATTTCGCTGAAATGATGCAAAAGGCTCTTCTCTCCTACTCTATGGAAGACCTCATCAACGGCGACTTGAAGAAGCTCTATGATGATTGGGCGAAGGCTATCAAGGACAACGATGGCAAGCTTACCGAAACAGACATAGAAGCATTCAACAAGCGTTACGATGATATAGTCCAGGAAGGCTTGAAGAGACGTGATGAGTGGGCGAAGGTGACAGGCTACACTGGTTCCTCATCCTCATCACAGACCGCAACAAGCGGAGGATGGGCATCTATGGGGCAAGATACCGCAGACGAGCTGAATGGTCGCTTCACCGCTCTGCAGATTGCAGGTGAGTCTATCGCTCAGAATATGACTACCACCATATCACAGATGGAGAGCATCGTTACACTCGGAATCTCAACCAATGGCGCGGTATTGGAGATTAGAAATATGATGATTATGACAAACAGCTACCTCGAAGACATCGTGAAGTATTCAAAGCTCACCTATAATGACTTCGGAACAAAGCTGGATGATATGAACAGAAGATTAAAGGATATTTGACCTCTATAGGCTTTTTCGCTTATCAGCCCTTACAACTATACTCAACAATAGCAAAAGCGGCTCTCAGCGAAGCCTACGAGGTTATTTAATGATTAAATAGCTATGCTTAATGGACAACTTTATATCAATGGCAAGGATGCCTACCTTACGTGGGGCATCTTCCTAGACGAAACCGCCCTCAGCACGCTCATGACCCCTGCACCAAACAAGGAGTTCATCAGCAACAAGTATCGCTCAAAGGACGGAAAGTCGGTTATCAAGCACAATCCTAGATTGGATGAGAGGGAGATAACGCTGCCGTTCAATATGACCGCCAAGGACTCAGATACGTTCATGACGAACTATGCTAGGTTCTGCGAGGAGGTTCTTGCTAAGGGAGAGTTGGTTATCCGCACCCGATTTCAGCCTAATGTGTGGTATCGGTGCATCTATCTCTCCTGCACTCAATTCAGTCAGTTCATTCGGGAAATGGCAAAGTTCAGCCTAAAGCTCAACGAACCAGACCCTAGTGACAGAGGTGAAACAAGTAAATATACAAGCTAATGATTCAGATAAAGAGAAATAACAAGGTATTCTTCACATTAGAGGACTTCGGCGAGGGTTCTAAGCTGTCATATCAGCTTATGGACCATCATTACGTCATATTGAAGTTCACTACGGCTACTCCTATCTATTTCGAGATTGGGGACTCCGTAGAGATTCCCGACTTCGGCTACTTCGAGCTTACATCATCATACTTCCCTAAGCACAATGATAGTGATGGCTACGACTACGAAATGCAGATGGATGCCTACTATATGTCTTGGAAGAATAAGATTTGCAAGTATCGCCCTCAGCACGGAGCCAACGAGACCTTCTTCAACCTCACCACAACGGTAGGCGTACACATGAACGTTATACTCGGCAACCTAAAGGCGCTAGGTCTTACGTACAATGGCAAGGATTTCTCCGTTGACTACACTACGTACAACAACAAGGCTTTCGATGTTCAGAAGAGATTCTTGATCGAGTACGGCTCCATCAGTATTCTTGATGCTCTCAACGCCATCTGTTCCGAAGATGCGCTCAACTGCGAGTGGTGGATAGATGGCTCTATTATATACCTTGGATATTGCGAAATGGAAGGGCAGACAACATTCGAACAGGATGTTAATGTTCTGTCTATGTCCTATTCGGAATCTAAGTCAACTTATATTACGAGACTGTACGCATTCGGCTCAGACAGAAATATTCCGAAGGGATATTTCACTGGTGCCGATGCGGACGTCACCACCGATGGTGTAGCTACCGATTACCTCATGCTCCCTAACAAGGAAGTAGATAGTGATGGTTTCTACGCCAAGGATGGCTACCTGGAGAACGTGAATGTCGTGAAGAATGACAAGCAGGCTATCGAAGGTGTCGTGATGTTCGAGGAAGAATACCCAAAGGTTGAGAGTGTTGTCAGCAGTATCAAGACGTATGATAGCACCGTTGATAACGAAGACGGGACGAAGACTACACAGACGTTTTGGCAGGTCACTTCTACAGACTCTTTCACTAATAGCTTCAAGGAGAGTTGGATAAAGAGTAACCTCACTCTAGGCATCAAGTTCACTAGCGGTGCTCTCATGGGTATGGAGTTCGATGTCAGCTTCAAGGTTATCGACAAGGTTAACTACTTCGAGATTGTGGCTAATGACACTTACGGAAGAACTCTCCCCGATGGTGTCATGTGCCCAAAGGTTGGTGATAAGTATTTTCTGTTCAACTGGGACGCAACCAAAATTACAGATACGGACCTCATCCCTACCGCTCAGTTGTCTCTGTTCGATAGAGCGAAGCAGTACTATCAGAAGACAATGATCAGCAACTCAAACTTCACCTGCACGATGGATGGCGACAAGTTCTACAATGATGGGACATACGATTACCATCCTCTCGGTGAACAGGTTAAGCTGATTAATGATATGTTTGCGCAGGTGGACGCGGATGGTAAGCACTACCGCAACTCTCGTATCATCGGAATGGAGATACCTTTGGATATTCCTTACGACCATCCTCAGTACACGGTTGGCGAGAAGGCAGCTACTAGCCGGTTGGGTAAGTTGGAAGACAAGGTTGATTCCATCAAGGTGAATGGAATGCAGATAGGCGGCATGGGAAGCGGTAATGCTAGAGGTGTCTATGTAATTGGCATGAACGATACCACTCCTGCATCAGATAGTAACGTTTATTCTGCTAGACGTTCTAGGATGGAGTTTGTATCTAGGCTGCAGGACGATACTGCCCATGGCACGATCACCTTCGAGAAGGTTCAGCGATTACTTAACGGCTTCTTCATCGGTCACTCTAACGAGTTCGGTATTGATGGCAGCGGCAACGCTATCCTCTCTAGTGTGTTGGTGAATATCTTGAAGTCACTCGATTTCAACGAAGCAGAGCAAACGGGCTTTGCAATCAAGCAGAGAAGCGATGGTAAGTATCAGATGTTGCTCACGGACTTGATAGTATGGGGTAAGGCGATTTTCAATACGCTGCTTATTCGAGAATTATCCTACGTTGGCGGCAACATCGTCCTCTCCCCTGCTGCTGGCAAGATAAGCTACATCAAGGAAGTATATAGCGAGACAACGAATGAGCTGATTGGTTGGAAGTGCTATCTCCTCGCTGATGATGGAACTACCGCAACAATCAACTCATTCAAGGTGGATGACCAAGTTAGGTGCAAGACATTCAACATCAAGGCTGGTGTCTATGAGAACGTGAGTAATAAAGATTATTGGAGACTTGTCACTAAGGTATCAACCGAGAATGAGGTAATCACCGATGCCGAAGGTCACGAACTCTATGACGGAAAGAAGTTCGCATGGATTCAGATTGCGAAGGACAACTGCATGGAAGGCTCGGACAACCCTGCCGTAGGTGATACCATCGTCCTCATGGGTAACAAGACTAATACGAGCCGCCAACATCTGCTGATGATGGAGACCGAAGGAGATTCCGCACCGAAGTTCACAATGTACCGAGGTATAAATTCCTACTCTCTCAAAGGGAAATCAATCTTTGACGTAGGATTCAATGGCATCAACATCGTGTCGAAGTACTACCACTTGACGACTGTTGACGGCGAGAAGATTTGGACACCTATCTATCGTGGCGATTGGAAGGAAAGTACGGAATACGACTACTACGACCAAGTAAGTTGGCATGGCACGATGTGGCTATGTATCGTTTCAGACGGTCAGACCACGACAGAAGAACCTACTGCTGATTCTAGCTATTGGAAAGCTATGACAGAGATAATTCCTGTAGAGATTTATTTCGAGCATGACTTTCAGCAAGGATTTGCTTACGGCAGAGAAGGGGAAATCAGATGCAAGGTATATCGTGGTATCGAAGACTTGACATCATGCGTAAAGAAATGGAAAATCGAGCGTAAAAGCGATGATTCCGTTAGTGATTCCGCATGGGAGTTGAGAGATAAGGTAAAGAACTTTAATGGTACGATTTCACTTATATGCTCGCAAGATGTTTCTGTTGATGATTTCGGCAAAGGAAGAAAGGTAATCTTCACTGTGACAGCTATAGGTGATGATAAGAAGCAGCTCGCACAAGAGAATCTTACTTTCACATAGTAACAATAATTTAAATGACAAGATTATGAAATATATCATTTGTGATAAAGTTGTAGCAAGCAACTATGGATTCGACCCCATCACGCACAGAGTGTTAGGGGCACTAATAATTCTGAACGAGAAAGAAGTAACTTTCTGCACAGCCATTGAAGGCAATAGTTTGGAAGAGAAAGCGGCAAACATCAAAGGTAATATCATGACCGAAGATGGAGTAAAGGATTTTATTAACAATTTATAAATAACACAATATGGGCGGTTTTGTAGCAAGAGGTTCGAATGTAATCTCACGTATCATCAATGGTGATACTCTTTATTTTTACTTGGAGCTAGGTGATAACCCTCTGTATCAGGCTATTGACCCAGACAACCCTAGCAATGTGTTCCCTAATTGGGAGACAAACGAAAGTAGTCAGCCAACTGTCAAGCCAGTTTGCTCCAGCGCAATGAATGGAGAGCTGAATCTTACAGAGCATAAGTGGTATTATAATGGCTCTCTTATCATCTTCGGAGCTGCTAATAATGGTTGGGCTACAGAGCAGACACTTGAACGATTCAAGTATAATGTCACTGACGGAACAATTAAGATTGTGAAGAACTTGGCGAGTGTAAACAATGTATCTAATGATACATTGAGATATGAAGGTGTAGCAGACCTTGATGGAGTTAACTACCCTCAGAAGAAGACTATTGATATTCTCATTCAGCGTTCTTCGGCATCTGCATTCCAAGGAGTCATTCGTGCATATCCAGGTCAGCTTAGTGAGAGCGTTACAAAAACAACGATTACCACGCAGTTATCAAATGGTTCTTCATGGATTGACGGCTATACTTGTAAGTGGTACAAGAATGGCGTGTATATGACTGGTAAGGATGGCAAGACATTGGATGTAACACGTGCTGATATTGATAGCGAGGAGTTGTTCTTAGCAGAGTTCTATCAGGTAACAAATGGTGTTGTTGCTTCTAGCTCTTGTTCTACGGCAGCAATATCCATCTCTGATACGGGTGACATCTATAAGATTGTTTATTCTATTTCTGGTTCTCTCGGCAGAACAGGAAATGTTACGGCTACTCCATCTGTCCTCAATAACAGGACGGCAGCAGCCCTCAATCTTGCGAATTACCAATGTACATGGAGTCACGTCCTTTACAATCACGATTACACGAAGAAGTTACATACCTTTGATACAGAGAAAGCAGTAATAGAAGCTTCTTATTTCGAGGATAAAAAAGATGGGCATATCGAAGGAACTGTTACTTGTACAGAGAAGCCAGCAACTGCTTCTGAGACTGGTGATGATACTAACATTAATTAGATAAGTCATGAGAAGTAAAGATAATTTTATACCAAGACAGTATGCGCCACTTGATGTGAGCCAGAAGCTTACTTGTATTACAGATAATAGTCCTGCTACTCAGGTCTATAATACCGATACAGGTGAGTATGAGCCAAACCGAGAGATTACACCTACGGTGATTTATCCAGACATCACGGGTTGGGCATCAGACAACTCATGGGCTAACAAGCAATGCAATAGCATTCTTGACGAAATGGTGTGGAAGGTTAATGGTGTTGATATTACCACCATTGCGTCATGGAGAGGCAAGTATGAGATTCTGCAAGACGGAAGCATGAGAGGTGCTTTGAAAGTCAAGCGCAACCTTACACGTGAGGAAAAATGCTCTTTGACTTTCTCGGCAGTCATTCCAGACCATCGTCTGCAAGCAAGATTGAAGGTCAATACCGAGGAATTGGTGCTGAGTACATACAACAAGACGGAGGACACCTATGGTCTGTCGTTCGGTAATACTGATAAGATTTCATACAATCCATTCCTTGACAAGCTTGCTCTGTACGAATATAAGGTCGCACATGAATTGATTGCATTCAGCAATGATGAGCGAAATGCTTGTTATGATGGTAATCAGTACGAACGTTCCATTCCTCTTCACGTATTCAAGGGCACAAAAGAGGTAAAGACAGGATTCACTATCAAGGTATTCAAAGTAGTAAGTGCCACTTCGCTTGTTGATGTATCTAGTGGATTCTCTGAGGTTATAGAAGTAACGACTAATGAAGTTAAGTTTGACCTAAGAGCAATCAATGCTGCTGATTACGTGATAAGAGTGCTTGTGAAGAACAATGTTGTGGCACAGAAACAGATTTCATTCAACCGAACTTATCAAGAGTATGTTGCGGAAGTCCTCAATCTGACAGCAATATATCACGATGATAAAACGAAATCTCACAAAGCTCTCATTCTCATTGATAAGAACGAGCTTGAATGCCCTGAATCCGTTCTTGATATTCGATGGTTTACCTTAGCTACAGATGTTAAGAACAATGCCACTACAGAGAAGCATTGGAATGTAGGAAGTACAGTTCTGTACAACATCGAGGAAACAGGAGTGGGCGAAACAATTAATGATGGTATTCATGTTATGTATGATGCGTCATTCAAGGGTGCGTTGCAAGATGCTACGGATAAGGATGGAAACGTATATACAAATTCCGATGGCGAAACTTATATGTTTAATTAATTTACAAATAGATAAAAGATTATAATTATGGCAGCAGATTTAGCAAAGGTTGGTGCGGTAAACTCAATACTTGCATCTAATTATATTATGGTTGAGATAGGCGGTTCTATTAAAAGAATCTCCGTAAAGGACTTCATGAATGCTATTCAAGCAGGTTCGCTCAACCTCTCACAATACGCTTGGGGTGTTCCTATCTATCAGTCTCCATCATCTAAGACAAGCCCAGAATGGGGTCGTGTCGGCAACTTGGATATGTGGGAGCAGTATAAGGAGACTATGGGTCGCTATCTCCTTACACAGGACGGTCGATTGGCTAAGTTGTCTAAGACTAATAGCAACTATTTTGCTGATGGTACAACTGTTGATGAGACAAAGGGTAATATCATGTTCCACGCTCCTCGTCTGTACTATCTCGTAAAGACTGATGCGGTTACAGGTATTCCGTATCTTTGGGCATCATCACTCCCTATCGGCGGACATTATATTGAGTCTCCTTGCTTGGGTGCTTATAAAGCAGATGTAATCGCTGACAAATTGGTGTCTCGTAGCGGTCGTGTACCAAAGGGCGGTCTTACAATATCTCAGTTCTGGGCAAAGGCAAGAGCGAATGGTAATGACTACGGTCTTGTAAGCTATGACCTTCGCAGATTCATGATGATGATTCAGCTCTTCGAGTATGGTAGCCCAAACTGCCAAACTAAGATTGGCTATGGTGTCGGCGGTTCTACTAATGGTGATTTCTGGGGTGCTGCATCTAAGCTGACAACTGGTGCTACAAAGACACTCGGTGACTCTTGCGGAAGCATCGCTATTGATGCTCTCGCTGATGCTACTGCTAGCAAACCAGCAAGCGTAAACAGCAGCCGAGTATCATTGTTCGGTATTGAGGATGCTTGGAACTGGCAGTGGGAGATGACGCAAGGCATTTACTTCGGTAAGAGTGAGAACACAGGACAGACAGGTAAGGAAGTATTTATCTATGACGGCAACCGAATGCCTACAGACGCAGAGCTTACGACTAAACCTGCTGGTGACTACCGCAAGTTGGAACGTATGGACGGAGAAGGATATGTAAGCAAGATGGCTCTTGGTGAGTACTTTGACCTTATCGCACAGAGCACAACAGGTGGCGGCTCTAACAACTATTGGTGTGATTACTTCTACCGTAATTTGGCTACAGGACAGCTCTGTTTGTTCGGTGGGAGCGCTTATAGCGGTTCGAGTAGCGGTCTCGCTTCCGTCTCTTCGGCCTACGCTTTTTCGTCTGCGAGTGCGATCTTCGGGGCTCGTCTCGCTTATTACGGAAAAACGCAATACGTAAACGGAGCTGACCTCTAAAAGGTCAGCGATACCCGAACATGGAGGGCTTGCCCCTCCATCGCACGCAAGACTGCATCCGTGGTATCAAAATAGTTAAATGTAATTTATTAATAGTTCAGGATTTTTGCAAGAAACAATTTCGTGACAATATAATAGGTGGCGAGGGGCAAAGCTCTGTTTGTTCGGTGGGAACGCTAATAACGGTTCGAATAGCGGTCTCGCTTACGTCAATTCGAACAACGCTTTTTCGAATGCGAATGCGAACTACGGGGCTCGTCTAACTTAATCATCGTGGACGTGGAACTGCTTCGTGTAGGCTAAGTCACCTCTGCGAGTCCCTCAAACCTTGGTTGTAGAGTATAATGAATACTGAATCAGCCAAAACATATCAGCGGAAAGGCTCTTATGAGCAAGCAAGGCTAAGTAGTCGTAAGACCAAAACCTTGGGCTAGGAAGATAAGCGATTTTTGAATTTATGACAAAGAAGGTAAGAAATCTGATAGATAAGGTAGCGTCAAGAGAAGTATTAAATCAAGCTGCTGATGATGCGCTTGATGCATTGGATGATAAAAATGTGTGGTATGCCAATGACTTTCGTGCTCACAGAGAAGAGAGCTTGGATGCTATACAGAACATGATAATTCTAGGTGAATATCCGACAAAGGAATATAAGCCTACGGAGATTGATTCAAAGGGAAAGAAGAGAGAAATATTTCCTCTGTACTTTGAACCTTGGAGTATTCTCTTTCATGCGATAAAGATTGTATTAGAACCTATCGTTGAGCGAGTGCTCATATATGATTCCAGTGCAGGCAGACCAAATAAAGGTCAGACCTTCGGTGCTATCAGAACAAAGCGAACGATTAGAAGATATAAGAAATTCAAATATATCGTTCAGTCGGATTTGCGCAAGTTCTATCCATCTATACCTCATGATGTGGTATTGCTCGTCTTAGGTCGTTTCATTAATGATGATTTGTTCTTGAAACTGATAGACAAGACAATTCTTGATTATGAATCAGATGTTGAGCCTTTGTTGGAGGAAGAGTATCAGCGTAAGATGCGCTATTGTAAATGGGCTAGCAAGAAGCCGAGAAACTATGTAGGCAGTAAACGAGGAATAACAATCGGTGGCTGCAATAGTCAGTTGATAGGCAATTTGGTATGGCACATGATTGACAGATACATGACGCAAACAGTGCATTCTAAGGGTTATCATAGACATTGTGACGATGATTCCCAATTTGCTGAGACAAAAGAAAGAGCTACGTATCTTCTGAATAAATTAGACGAGAAATGTAATGAATATGGTTTGTGCATAAAGGCAAGTAGCTATATTGCACTACTGAAAGATGAAGAAAAAGGCATTGATGGAAGATGCTTGGATTTCGTAGGATATGCTTTTTCGAAGCATAATATGCGAGTAAGAAAGCGCACGAAAGTCAAATGTGCGAAAGCATTCCATCGTGTTAAGTCACGAAAGAGAAGGCAAGAACTCTATGGTGCTTACAACGGCATCATGAAGTGGGGAAAATGCAAGAATCTTTGGCATAAGATTTTAGTTGAGAATAATATGAGTTTTAAGGAGCATGGCATTACTACAGATATTGTCAGCACAGATAAAAATGGAAAGCGTATTTTCAATGTAGAGGAGGAAAAGATTGCTAATTTGGCACAAAGGCGCACAAATATAGTCATACATGACTTTGAAACCGATTGCTTTGTCAAGGGCAAGGGTGGTAGATGTTTTGTTCTATATCGTGACGCACGTGATGCTGATGAGGATTGTAATAAGAAGAAGTTCTGCACCACATCCGATTTGATAATCGGAAAACTGACGAAGGCAAGGGAAATGAACGTACTACCAGAAGAGACGTTCATTACACAAGTATTCAAGGCTGGTGGTCGGTACACTTATGATATAGAATAGATTTATTGTTGAATTTTAAAAATGTAATTTTATGAAGGTTAATCAGGTTTTGGAGAATGTACCATCTAATGGTATTATTGTTCGTGAGGAGGGTGATATTGTACGTGTGTTCTTTGATATTCAGAAGCAGAAAGCAGAGACATCAAAGGATGGCGAAGTGATTGTACCAGATGGTATGTGTACAATGGAGAATGTTGATGTATTTGGTACTCGCACCTATGATGGTATTGTTAATGCTATCGTATGCGACCACTACCCTGCTGATAAGATGCAGGCTATCATCAACAACCATCTGCTCGAAAGCGAGAGCAAGGAACATCAAGCAGAGTTTGCAGAAATGCAAGCTTGGCGAGTTAAGGCTAAGAGAGTAGCCAAAGAGGTTGTATCAATGATTGTCTAATTTAAAGGGTGGGAAAATGACAAAAAAAGATTTTGTTGCGAGGGGTTCAGCTTGGATTCAGCGAGCACCAGAGGACGGCAAAGATGGTGTTGGCATTACCAGTGCTGACGTGGTGTTTGCTCAATCTAAGAGCAACACGAATCCACCTGCTGATACAGATGTGTGGAAAACCAAGGTTGATGAACTGTCATTGGTTGATGGCTACCTTTGGAGTGGTACAAAGATAATCTACTCCAACAAGAAAATAGCAATTACAGGCAAGTACTGCATTGGCAGCACACGAGACTTTACAGATATTGAGGAATTGTATTACCTCTCTGACAGTGGTGACAAGATACCTACGAACGTAACGTTTCAGCCAAGCTTCAAGCCCGAAAAAGGCAAGTATCTTTGGACTTGCATCCGTTACCGATTCAAAGCTCAAAGCGGCTCGGCTGAAAATACGAATTGGGTATATTCTACCCCTACTTGTGCAGGCTATTTCGGTGATGATGGTGTTAGCGTACAATCATCTGATGTTGTGTTTGCTATTAGTGAAAGTAAAACGACCGCACCAGCTACAGGTTGGATTACCAACTTCGGCGGACTTACGCTTACTGAAGGAAAGTACGTGTGGACTTGCACAAAGACTACACTGACCGATGGCGATTCTTACTACACAGGCGCATACTGCATTGGCGAGTGCTACGATTTTGCACAGGTAGATGAGTTGTACGCACTTGGCAGTAGTGCCACCAAATCGCCAGATATAGATTCTTCACTTGGTGTCAATATATGGCAATCGTCATATACGCCTAAGAAAGGTATGTATTTGTGGACTTGCGTCAGAGTTACCTATAATAGTAATACTCCACCATATTATCTCAACAAGAAATGCGTGAGTTACTTCCCTACAGATGGAACTAACGGAACAAAGTTCACACCGAAGGGAACTGCTTACGGTCATTATACAGCATCTAGCAAGATGCCCAAACCATCAGATGATGTATTAGGATTGCTCTATCTTGTCGATAAAGTAGATACGCTGCTTACTCCTATTAATAAGCCTTGCGTGGTGTGGTGGAGAAGTCTTTCCGCTGGCTCCTATATATTATCTTATGATGTAACCGAAGAAGGTGATGCTTATAATGTTGGTGGCACTCTGTGGGTACATAACGGAACAGTATGGAAAGACTTTGGCAGCATTCAAGGACCGAAAGGCGATGATGGTCAGGATGCGCTGAATATCGAGTTATCTACGGACAAGATTCTGTTTAGTTGGGATAGCAAAAACAAAAACTATGATGTTGCAACTAAGGACATTACTCTTGTTGTCAAGCAAGGCAACAACATCATTAATATTAGTGACTACACTATCAACTTTCAAGCTGTAGAGAACTTCGATATAGGCAGTAACAACAAAAATATCAGAACAGATGGAGCATCAGATGGATATACCTATAATATTTCCTTCTATTCTGCTGGTATTGCCTTGAAAGAATACACTTTCAACGCATCTGTTAACGGTAAAGAACAGACGGTGAACTACCCTGCAAGCAGTTGCTCGGTGAAGATGTTGATTACCTATAATGGCATCACCTACACAAAGATAATTGGCATTGAAGTGTCGTTCGTTCAGATGTATGGCGATACGGCATGGAATACCGAGCAGCTATCTTCTACATACGGAGAGCTTACAAATGGATTTGATGGAACGCTCGTACAGATGGAAACAAGAGTTAATCAAAATGCAAAGAAGATTACTCTTGAAGCTACTAAAACTATCGGCGAGAAGCTTGAAAAATCAGGTGTCTATATCGAGAGTGGCAAGATATTAGCTAAAACTAACCATTTTGAGGTTCAGAATAGCAATGGCGATGTTACATTCACTATAGACAAGGATGGCAATTTTGTGTCTGAAGGAAACGCTAGCTTCAAGGGTAGCATAACTGCAACAAGCGGTAATATCGGAGGGCTTGAAATATATAATGATTCATACGAGCTCGGTGGGAATACTTTCAAATACAAAGGACTTATATATGAGAATAAATTATATGAAGGATATATACCAAACCGCTCTGTGAACCTTAATGATAGATATATATATGTAGGATATGGAGATAGTGGTTTTGGTGGTTATTTCGTTGCTGGCAATACAATAAATTCTACAACTACATTAGATGGGCAGACAGAATTGTCTTTAGATACATTTCTCGTTGTTGAATTGCATACGGATAATTCTAAAACGATGCAATCCGCCACGGCAGGAAGATTTACAGCGTCTAGTAATGAAAACGGAAGAGCAAGAGCACTTGAACTGAATGCGTATGGAGGTATGGAGAACTATGCGGTTGATGCTGGTAGTGGAGATATACGAGTACAGAATGGTAACTTTAGAGCTGAGAATGGTGCGTTCATCGGTGTGCATCGTGGCAATGTGACGAAGATTTACAATAGTGATTACACGTTAAAAAAGACAGATAGCACCATCATCTGCAACAACACGACTAAAGATATATCCATCTATCTGCCTTCCGATGCCGTGGTAGGCACAATCTACAGAATCATCAAGAAGGGCAAAACCGTTACTCTGCAAAGTGCGAATAAGAATATCGGCGTAGTTAATAACATAGATTTGAAGTCTAGCGTATCGTCTGGTACTGCAAGAGAATGGATAAATTGCTTATGGGATGGCGACTGTTGGAATGTCGAGATGAGTCGAAGTTGACAAATATGGCGGCTACTCTAAACTGGGTAGCCGCCAATTCTTTACTATTACCTTTCAGATTGTTACTTTTTATAAAGTTTAACACAAAATTTTCCGAAAAAACATTATTTTTGTGAATAAAAGCGTAACTTTGCATTATCTAAGACAATAAATTATAACGCTTATGAACAAAGAAGACGAGAGCGACATATTAAAGTGGTTGCAAGACAAAGACGTTAGCGAGGTGATGTCCTTGCTGATGAAGCACGGAAATCGGTATAGCAGAAGAATTTTGAAGTTCTTCCGCTGGTTCTGCAAGTACGTTCCAATAATTATTATGTGCTTACACGCATACGGAATGTGGGATTTCTCGCAGCATCCTCGTGAAATGTTTATCCCATACGCAGAAAATGCACCTTGCTATCTCTACATATATTTCATGGTGTACGTTCTGCCAATGGTTCTTATACTGGCGAGCCGATTTTTCTTTCTGTGCTGGAGATACAGAATACCCTTCTTTTATTTCTTTGGTGTGAATGCGGCTCATATCGTAGAATGGAGTTGGTACACTACTAAAGATATGGTTGATTCTTGCTTTACAGTTATGATTGTAACGGCAATGTTTTACATATACGGATTCTTTGACATGTTTATCAGTCGAACTAAGTTAGGACGTAAAATCTGCGCATAAAGGCGATTTCTGAGAATTTTTCGTAAAAACAAAGGTAATATGGGAAAGATACTAAGTTATAAGCTGCTCGGCACGGCTTTAAAGTCGCTGAGTGATGCTTGCTTTAAGGCAGACGAGCAGCTGAGAAATGGTGAGAAGGTCACAGCTTGCGGAATGAGTGACGATGACCTGGATAGATTGTGCGACATCATCCCCGATATGCTCAACCCGATGTTGAGCACCGAGGAAGTCAAGGAGAAACTGCACGTTTCTGATGCTACCCTTAACAGAATGGTGGCTAGGGGCGATTTGCCCAATGGCGAGTGCAAGAAGCGAGGACATACTAGGTATTGGAAGAAGTGGGATATTCTTCACTTCATTAAGAATAAGAGAAAATCATAACGTATAAGCCCTATCGCAGCACGGATAAGCGAGTATATATGAGTATTAAGGACTTTATGTTTTTTGCCTTGATTATAGTAGCTATACTAGTAATCATCAACTGCACGTTCGTTGCTTATCTGTACCTTTCCTACAAATATAAGAAGGTTAATAAGTTCTTTCTATCTTGGGTAACGGTATCAACTATGATATTGATAATGTGGTTCGGAGTAGGATTGTATCTGTACTTTGAACATTTCTTATAAGTTAAAGAGAGGTAAGTGATTGCCTCTCTTTTTTAAATTTCCTCGATTTCGTGGGTTTTAAAAATACAATATTTCGATGAAATTATATACAATATTCCTGCAAAAATATATATTCGTTTATATGAAGGCATAAAGTTTTGCACTTTTTCGCCAAAACTATTTGGTGATTAAATATTTTGTTGTATATTTGCAGCATTAATATTTAATCACCAAATAGTTATAGTATGGCAGATAGAATTAAAGATATTATCGTTGGAGTAGTTCTTGCAATCCTTGCCTACCTCAAACCGATAGAAGGTGAGCTGTCTTCGCTTATGATCGTCTTCGCCCTCAACTTTGTTTTCGGTTATCTTAGCGGCATGATTGCAAAAGGAGAGAACTTCGAGTTAAAGAAAGCAGTTGTGTGCATCGGTCACGCTACCGTGTTCTTCGTCCTTTGTGCGGCAGTATATGCCATCGGGCGATTCAAAGGACAGATGGAAGGTTCCGTTCAATGTGTTTCCTTTATCTCGTACCTAGTATTGTGGTTCTACGGATGCAATATTCTGAAGAACTTGAAACAGATATTCAAGAAGGGCACCCCTCCTTGGTATGTAGTCAGTTTTATCTACTATCTCATGCGTTTCAAGTTTATCGAGAAGATTCCATATTTGTCGGACTATCTAAATTATACAGAAAAGGAGGAAAAGATATGATGTTAGCGATTATTATGGTGGCAGCTATTATAGTAAGCATTCTTGTATTTGGCTGCATTATTCAAGGAAATGATTATAGCGAGGAGGAATAAGCATGGCAGAAATATGGAAACCAATAAAAGATTACGAAGGACTTTATGAAATAAGTAATCTCGGTCGTGTTAAATCGCTACCTAGAAATGGAACCATTAAAACAGAGAAAATTTTAACTCCAAACATGAGTGGTAGGTACGCAAGAATTGGATTGAGAGATAAAATAAAAATAAAATACTCAATTCACAGATTGGTTGCAGAAGCATTTATCCCGAATCCAGATAATCTTCCGCAAGTAGACCACATAAATGGCGACAGATACGATAATAGGGTTGAAAATTTAAGATGGGTTACAGCTAAAGAAAATATAGGTAACCCTGTTACGTTTGCCAAATACAAACAAAAAATGTTAGAATATAGAGACAATGAAAGATGTAAAGCCGTGTCTCAATATTCCAAAGATGGGGTTTTGATAGCTGTATTCAAATCAACTCATGAAGCTGAACGCATAACAGGTATTCCTCATTCTAACATTTCGGCAGCGGCTTTAAATAAAGTAGTATCATGTGGAAATCATACTGCAACAGTTAGGAGTGCAGGTGGTTATTTATGGAAATTTATATAATTATGGCAAAATCAGAAATTTTAGTCCCATTCATATTAAGTTGGGAGACAGATAAGTATACTAACAATAAATATGATCGTGGAAAAGCAACAAAATACGGCATCACCCTTGCTACCTGGAGAAGGGTCGGCTATGACAAGAATGGCGATGGTGTTCTTAACGAGAAAGATGTAAAACTCCTCACTGAGGAAGACTTCCATCGTGTTTTTAAGCAGAACTATTGGAATGCTTGCAAGGCAGACCAAATACAGGATCAGAGCGTAGCAAATATGCTGGTAGACTTTGCTTATAATAGCGGAGTTAGTAAAGCTGTAAAACATCTACAACTTGTATTAGGTATCACGGCAGATGGTATTATCGGTAATAAGACGCTGTATGCCATTAATAAATCCAATGGAGAAAGATTATTCGAAGCCTTCAAGAAAGATAGAAAAGCTTATCTAAAGAGAATCGCAGTCGGTGACCAGAAAGGTTTTCTTAAAGGATGGCTTCGCAGACTTAGCTACATTACGTATGATAATCTAAAATTGAATAAATGATGAAATGGTATGATATAAGATTTTGGAAATGGGCAACCATTACCCTAGTGGTAGGTCTTGCGCTTGTTTCTGTCTTAGGGTGCAGTACTCCTAGAGCAGTAACTACACAAACCTTCATCACAGACAAGCAGAGTGAAAAGAAATTCGATTCCCTCTTCACTACCCGATTGTCTTATGCCTTCGAGCAATGGCAACATATCCAAAAGCGAGAAACAGAAAAGGCTATAAAAGATAGCAGCTATGTAAAAGATAGCACAGCAACCAGATATGATGCGCAAGGGAATAAGATTGGTGAAGATCGTTTTCATTACGAGAGTCACTATTTATTTGAAAAGGAACGAAGAATGCTACTCGATACCATCAGTACATATAAAGCATACAAAGATAGCTTTATATATTACAGAGAAAGATGTGACTCATTATCAAAGATTGGTACCTCTCAGTTCTATAAGATTGACGCTCCTTCTATAAAAGAGAAATCTCTGTCAAGTATGCAGAAGATATTCTTAAAAACGGGGCAGATGTTTTGGTTCTGCTTTATACTCATAGTTATGTACTTATTATATATATCAAGGAAGAAAAAGAAATGTTCTTAGAAAAGTTGTTTAATTAAGGTTTTAAGATTTATTTTTGGATAACTAGGGCGACTACTCGTGATGAGCGGTCGCCCTTTTTTTTGTTTGCAAAGTAAATTCTTCCGTTCTAAGAGGATAAAAAATGAGTCTACCTACTATCACCATAAACAACTGATTTATAGTCACTAACGAAAACTATGATAGCCTTACAGCTTTTTTCAAAACAATTTTCTAACTTTGCACACGTAACGTTACAAATAGTGTTAGTTAAATATTAAGGTTAAATTAAAAATTCGGGATATGGAAAGTAAAACTTACGTGTTCAATCCAGAGAGCGGCACAAGCGGCACAGGCTCTAATGGAATCTTGGCTATGCTTCCTGCACTCATGCAGAGACAGGGTGTTGACCCAGGTCTTATTGCACTCTTGAACAACCGTGGAAACGGAAATGGTTGGGGTGAAGACATCTTTGCAATCCTCCTCTTGTTCATCCTTATGGGCAATAATGGTATGGGACTCTTCGGAGGTAATCGCTGCATGGGTTCTAATGGACAGGGTGGTGTTGTACCAATGCTTAACAATGATGCCAATACTGCCGTTATCATGCAGGCAGTTCAGCGCAATGGTTTTGATGTTCAGAGCTTGGCTACAGCCCTCAACACATCAAGTGACGCAGTCATGGCTGCAATCAATGGCTTAGGTCAGCAGATTTGCAACCTCGGCAATCAGATGGGCATGAATGCTAATCAGATTTTGACTGCTATCATGCAGGGTAATAATGCCATCGCTACTCAGTTGGCAGAATGCTGCTGCAAGACAAATAACGCCATCACTGCAATGGACGGCAACATCAAGTTGTCTATCTGTCAGCAGACTCACGCCATCAATGATACGGCAAACGCCAATGCTTTGATGCTCCGTGACAAGGCAGATGCTAACAATCAGTCTGTCTTGGCTAAGTTGGATCAGATGCAGACACAGGCAATGCAGGATAAGCTCGATGCTTTGAGAGAGAAGAACAGTGCCCTGCTTGCTCAGATTTCCAACGAGCATCAGACACAGGCTTTGCAGGCTTATCAGGCGCAGGTTATCACACCAGTAAATGCAGCTTTGGCTGCGCTGCAGGCAGAGGTGGCTGGCATCAAGTGCAAGTTGCCTAATACCATCAGTGTTCAGTACCCTCAGTACGGAGTATTCAACAAGGACGTTTATACTGCTGCCGCCATGGGAGCTTATGCAGGTGATGTAGCGGCTTCTCGTTCAACTGTAGGATGCGGTTGTTAGGAAAGGAGGTAACTATGTTCCCTTTATATCCATTCAATCCATTTATTCCAATCGGTCAGAAAAACCAAATCAGACGTATTGATGTAGGCGGTATCTATGAGCTGAAGACGAATGCTCAGCAGGTCACAGATGCTAGTGTAGATTATGGTATCAATCCTTGCTACTACAATGCTTTGCCTTGCGAGTGCATTGTACTCTTGAAGATACATCAAGGAGTTGCCGCTGCAAGTGCGACACTTCCTGTCACAATCGTTACTCCAAATAGTGGTTCGACCACTATTAACGGAACCGCCAACACTAGCGGAACTACTTCCGGCACAACAAAGGTGCCAGTTGTTGATCATGCGGGAAATGCAGTGACGGGAGCTAGCGTTTCGGGAACTACGGAGGCTTTGGCATACATCAACAAGAAGAGCGGTATTATCCGACTGCTTGGGTTTCAGCAGCCTACAGGCGGCTAACAGAGTATTAACTATGGGACAGATTGAAAAGTCTGTCCCACTAAAAGAGAAAGAAAATGTTTCAAGGACTAAGACAGTCTTCTCTCTTCTACATTTTAGACAAGGGAGGAGAAAAGCCGACTCTAAAAATCGGTCAAGTAATATCGGTCAGCAATCCTCAGCAGAAATATCCTAGCTATATGCCAGGGCAGACTCCAACATTGGAGACGACCGTTGATGTTAAGGTACAAGTAGAAGACCAGCAGGTCAATTTCGAAAAGCTGCCATCTACGGCACAGATAGTGAACTTTGGTAATGAAGGTGTTGTTGTCAGTGACAGCAGGGAAGCTATGTGCGCTGAGATTGATGCCATGCTGCGACATTCCAAGGGAGTCGTGGAAAGTGTAGATTACCACAATGGAGTCATAAGCTCCTGCGAGGAAATGCTCACTAGAATCAACCCACAGATTGCTAAGGAAAAGCAGCAAGAGCAGGACATCAACAACCTCAAATCAGAGGTTAGCGGCATGAAGGGAACGCTATCCAATATTGAATCCATGCTGTCTAAGGCTTTGAGCGGTAACAATTTTAAAAAGTAATTGCTATGGGATATATGGTAGAAATTACGGAAAACAAGTTCGATGAGCTTGTTGACAACTGCGAGGAAATGGTTCGAGCAGGTGGCAAGGTTATGAAGTGCTTGGATAGTTTGAAGCGCGAGCGTATGGGAAACCGTATGCCAATGCCAGACTATCGTGACAAGTGGGACGATGAAGATTGGCGCGACGAAGACCGCTATGGAGAGCGACGCTACTATGGTCGCCGTGGTGGTGGACGTTACTAATGTTTAATTCGGTGGTGGGGAATTTCTCCCTGCCACCCTTAATAGAAAAAGCTATGGGAAAATGTAGAATGCCTTTGGATGCTTACGATATGAAGCCAGAAGGAATGATAGCATATCTGAGATATAACGGCTGGCACTTCAACAAGAAGGCTTGCGAGTGGGCAGTTGCTCAGATGAGAAAATACAACCCAGTCACCAAAAAGGATGAGGAGGTTGAATACATGGATAAGGATAAGGTTGAGTCCATCCTTACCAAGCAGGGAGTGACGCTTGAAAATAATGTAGGCTATGATCATGTCTATGTAGCAAACATGGTTAAGGCTGATTTCTATAAGTCTTCCATCGAGGACGAAGCTCACATGGCTTTGTTCGTGAAAGACATGGTTGATGATACCGACCAGAAGGATGGCTTCATCTTTAACAGATTCTATGCCGATTGCAACCATAATGGCATCGGCATTCCATGGGATGATATTTTATGATAAGTCAAGAGATATATCTAGAGAAGTATGATTGGAGGATTCTTGTGTTCTACGGTTTGAAAGCAGCAGATACCGATGAGGTATGCAACTCCCTTGTGCAGATAGGCTGCACAGAAAAGGCGGTCGAAAGCGCAAGGGAGCATTGCTTGCGTGGAATGCCTAACACAGGTCTCACCTACTCCAACCTTGCAGGTAGAAAGAGCGTGGTTGCTGTCAGTAGGACCACAACGGAATATGAGTTTGTGAATACTGTCACACACGAAATGTTCCATGTTGTCACTCATATCTGCGAATCACTAGGTATAGACTTGAAAGAAGAAGAGCCTTGCTACATGATGGGATGGCTCTGCCAGGCAGTTAGTAGGATATTCATTTAAAACTTAAAAATATGACGGACATTAAATTAATGGTGGATGCTGCAAGGCAGCTAAACCAGACTTGGAATGAATGCAGTAAAAATGCTGAGGAAGAAAATTCACCAGAAGTGTATAACGCTATGTGTGAGGTTGATGAAGCAGTTATTAATCTCGTAGAAAAAATCAGCCTTTGCTTAAAGGAAAAAGCTATCGTGGAAATGTATGGTGTTTCTGAATTATCAAAAACACATAAAGCTATCATAAAGAGAAACGATGTATAGAACAATCTATATAAAATAAATTTACTAAGCTTCAATGATGTTACATAAACAACTGATTGACAATAAGTTGCGAAATTTACCATAGTTAACACCATTGAAGTTTAGTTAAGTTAATCAAAAGTTAAATATTTAATCTAAGCCTTTCTAAGCCCCTATTTTTCCTTCTTCATATATCTATACCAATTTTTCAAATTAGCCCAACAAGCTAGAAATCAACTATTTAGAATAAATCTAGATTATTTTGTAA